AATGCTGAATTCTTAATTAAATCTAATCAAAATCGGTCAAGAAAAAAAACAGTAAAGAAAAAAAAGTTATAAGTCCCTGAATTTATTGGATAAACAGATTCTAGTTGACAACAATTTATATAGTATGTTACTATTATTTTAATTAGTTATGATAAAAAAAAGACAAAAATTATTGGGTCATAAATAAAAAATATTGATGGTTATCATTATAAGCAATTTTTTTCGACTTTCGTCAATAATTTCTGTTTAGTCAATAAAAGTTGTTTAGTCAATAAAAGTTGTTTAGTTAATAAAAGTTGTTTATAAACAAAAATTATTGAATCTTCCCTCCAACAAATAAAAAAGGCTAAAATTCCTGGAAAACTTTTTTAAAAATAATTGACAAGTAATTTATAAAATGTTAAGATTTTAAAAAGGAGAATTTTAATGAACTCAATTTTAAAGAAACTGACAAAAGAAGAATTTGAAGTTTTGGAAAAAGACTTTGAAGCTTGGCAGTTTGAAAACGATGATAGATTAAACGAGTTGTGGGATGAGTTTAAGTATGATAAGTATTGTGGAGAGTATTTTCATCATGATGATGTAGATTGGTTTAATGAAGAGTTTTTTGATGAGATGTGTTGGGATGTTTATTTTGAAGAAATGCTTAATAGCGCAAAGGAGAAATAGTGATAAAGATTATACTTATTGTGGTTTTTGTTTTAATGATTATTTTTGAAGAAGAACTTGGTATTTAGATTTTAAATTTTTAAGCTACTAGGGTCATGTCTATTAGCGAAGCTTATTGGGAGCGCTTATGAAAAAGAAAAATGATAAGCTGTTTTTGGGTATTTTGCTACTTACGGTCACTACAGTCCTATTATTGCCAGGAAAAAAGCTAGGAACGGTCATTACAGAACTAATAAAGAAAAATGAGCAATCAGTGGAAAGGCATATTCAAGAGTATAAAAAAATGGGAGCGCCTTATGGAGCTAATTGAGACTATTGGATGGCTTGGATCGGCTTTACTAGCCTTTTGCGGACTTCCAGAGACTATATCATGTTTCATAACAAAAAAATGTACAGTGCCGTGGGCTTTGCTAGTACCATGGTATTTAGGGGAGATTCTAGCTTTTGTTTATACTTTAAAAGTTTTTGGAATCAATCCCTTGCTATATAATTACATGGCGAATATTTTATTCATTTCGGTAATGATTTACTACCGATTAAAAACTTCCAAGGAGTTAAAATGAGAGTAACCTTACAAAGACAATCAGGAAGACCTATAGAGGGTGCTGATAATCAAGATTATAATGAGCAATGGCGTGAAAGATTTGATCTTATTAGTAATGATTACCAGAAAGAATATACAAGATTTAAAAAAGGTGAGATAACCAGAGAAGAGTTGGATCAAAAAAGTAGAGAAATGCATACGGCTTGTGATGAACTTGAAAAGGAGTTGTTAGATAATTACGACCTGGAAAAGCAAGTAGAGCTTCCGAAGACTGGTAAGCAGTGGAAGGAGTTTCAAACTCTTTACGGGTTTCCTTCGATAGTGCATCATGATGGTAAGAAAGTTTATCTTGTTTTATTAGACGTAGGGTTGTAATATATTAAATACTTGTAAAGGGTATTTTAATGATGTGGTTTGTGATAACAAAATGACTGTGGGAGATATTTTATATCCTGTTAAGCCAGCGTTGTGTTTAATGAAAACGCCAATTGGAAAGAAGTAAAGTTTAAAAACTATAAAGCTTAAAAGCTATAAAGCTTAAAAGCTATAAAGCTTAAAAGCTATAAAGCTTAAAAGCTATTGACGGTCACTAAAGCCTAAAAAGGACATAAATGAATAATTATAGTTCTGTACAATCAAAGTTTAAGTTTATCCTGGACATGGACAAAATAAGCATTGGGGATTATGTTCAAATCTTTAATAGCGTCCAGAAAGTCATGCAAGGCAAAGTTATAAACAAATCGGGAGCTTCGATACAAGTACAGCCTGACAACGGACTTCCAATGTGGATACTTTTTCAGAGTTATCAAGTCTACCAACGCATGGGGGATGACGAATTACTGGATGAATTTGAAAGACTATTAGACTTTGGAGACTACAGTCCAGATTCAAAGCCGTTGAAGTCTAAATGCGTTTGTGGAGTTTTGAAGTTGTATCCGAAAGCCAATCCGAGCCAGCATTATGATTGGTGTCCGATGTTTGAATCGAAAGATTATACTCATAAGAATCCTAGGAAGAAGTAAAGTTTAAAAGCTATAAAGCTTAGAAGCTATTGACGGTCACTAAAGCTTAAAAGCTATTGACGGTCACTAAAGCTTAAAAGCTATTGACGGTCATCCAAGCCTAAAAAAGCCCAAAAAAGCCCAAAAAGCCTAAAAAACAGTTGACAACTCCTGAAAAATCTGCTAATCTATAACCTACCAAGGAGTTAAAATGAACTTAAAAACTAAAAAATTACAAATGAAAATCATGCTTATTGGCGTAGCCGCTTTAGGATTCTCGTCATGTGGTATTAAACACAAGATCTCCGGAACTCCGGAAAAGATTACCGTAGCCAATCAAGGCGAAAGTCGGCTTACTATAGACAAAGTAGAATTTGAAGATATTCAGGTCAATGCAGATCCGGTAGAGTTTGTCATGGATTTCGATAAAGTATCTGATACATGCGATCGACGGTTTGGTGAAGGTACGGAAGAGAGTAATGATTGCTTTATGGCTGCGTTAGGCTTTTTTGACTCGGAAGTTTCCCTTAACTTGGAAGGCGTTGTAAGTTTTTGCGAGGATCAGTACACGGAGGAAGCGGATCAGCAGAATTGTATTGATAATTTAACGGATTTTTTAGACTCACAGTCTAATGGCAATGAAGCTACTGACGGTACTGAAGGCGGTGGAGCTACTGACGGCAGTGAAGGCAATGACGGTCAACAAAGCCCTGGCAACGGTAATGGAAACGCTAATGGGCAACAAAACCCGAACAAGCCTTAAAAGGACTATAAGTGAATTTTCTGATTACTGCACTATTAATCATGTCTGTATGTCCGGAGGCTGTTCGAGTTAATAAGTCGAGTTTGCCTTGGAATGATACGGATACAGAAAACCTATTGACGGCTTCTAAAGGTTGTAAAAATCTATATGGTGAAAAGTATTGTTTGGCTAGGTTAGTTAAGACAGGCTTTCAAGAATATAGAGCTTATTGTTATTTGCCGAGTGATGGGAATGGGAAGTCTTTGATGACCGTTAATAGGTTTAAAAGGCTTAATGATTTGAAGATTAAAGATTTGAAGACTAAGGATTTGAAAACGGGGGAGGACTTTTGAAGACTTTTAAGGATGCGGAAGCTTTAAAGTATTGGGAAGAACGGTATGAGACTTATTGGGCTAAGTTAGTCCGTTTAAGGCTTAATGGAGAACTTTCTTTGGCTGAAATGGACCGTAAAATGCTTGAATGGTTGAAAAGATCCATAAATTCTAAACATAACATGACACCATGGATCAAAAGACAGTTTGAAAAGCATAGGAATTTTTTGCTTTTAAAGAAAAGATTAGTGCAGGAAAGTATTGATTAGTTTTTAAGTTTATAAGGAGTTTTAGATGAGTAGAGAATTTAAGGCTGGCGACTTGGTTAGATTTAGAGATCAAAAAGGAAAGGTTGTTGAAATAAATTTCTTTGAAAAATATCCTATAAAAGTTAGGTTTGATGTTACTGGACATAGTCGATTTACTTTGGATGGCAGAATTTTAGAAAATCAAGACATTGAATTGTTCCATCAACAACCACAACAAAAATCCAACATTGATAGCAACATTGACAGCAATATTGGCAATATTGGAAACACTGAGGGATTGCGCTTCAATGACGGAAAAATTGAACTGACGCAATGCCCTGAAGCCGCAATATATGCGATCGCTTCCGTACTGATGGCGAACAGCGAAAAGCATGGTGGTAAATATCCGGACCAGAATTGGAGAAAGGGCATGGACTGGTCGAAGGTTATTAATTGTGCTTTAAGGCATTTGTATAAATTTAACGGTGGGGAAGATCTGGATTCGGAGTCGGGGAAGCCGCATTTGTGGCACGCTTTGTGTAATTTGGCTATGCTAGCTGAATATCAGTTTACGCATCCGGAGAAGGATGATAGGTATAAGAATAATGTTTTGAAGGATATGATAGACTTTGATAGAGCTATAACTAAAAAGGAGAGTTCAAATGAGTAAAAGCTTAAAAGTTCGAAAAATGGGAGATGTTTTATTGGATCATGAAAATGTGCTTATGGAAATGGCTCACGATCATGGGTTGTAGATGGGGGAGATTTTAGCGTTGACGCATCAATGGGTTTTGATACATTATCCGAGTGCAGTTGAGGAATATGAGGACGGTAGCAGTCCGGTGTTTTTTTATGGCACGAAGACTTCTAAGGAGGAATAGTTTGAAGGCTCCGCGAGTCATGTGATTTCGGTGGGTTAGCTACTTGCGGATTTTTTAGACTTTTTTTATCAAAAAGATTGCATTTTAAAACGATTTCCTGTACTATAAAGTATAAGAAACTTTAAGGGAGGTAAAAATGAAACCAGAGACTTTGAAGATTTTAAAAGATTTATTAGCTTCTGAAGACCTAATAGAGATTAAAAAAGGGATGGCGGATGTTTTAAGTTATGCAGTCTTGGATAGCGTTGATTATTGTTCGATAAATGGCGAGTCTTATGCGTATGATCAGATCGTAGATGACTTGTTTGATGATTTTAAGAGTATGGTTGAAGAAACTGATAAGGATTTGTAATGAAAGATTTAAAACAACACTAAGGAACTATTATGGATGTAACTAAATACTTAATTGAACACGTAGAAAAAGGCAAGAAAGACTTAAAAGGTATAGATCATTCGATTGCTGAATTTGCGTCAATGAATAATTTACCCATTGGGGAGATGTATCATATCATGTCTATTTATTTTGCCGCGAATTTAAATTCTACTTTGGCTTCCCATTGCATTGATAAACGGAATAAGATCGAAGACTTCTACAACACTCATGCAGGGGATACGGAGATTTAGTAGTGGCGAGTTTACAGGAATGCATAGAATCGGATAAACCGTTTTACTTTCAAGAGAAACGAGCTAAGGGCGAGTCTATTACTTATTATAAGTACTTTAAACGCGGTACCGGACCTTTTGACGACCATCCAAACTGCTATTTTGCCGCCTCGAAAGGTGGGGTATTGACATTTATTGATTGGTATTATATAATTAACGGTAAGATCGGTGTCAGCAAAAGGTGGCGAATGAGCCAAAAGTACATCGATTTTAGTATTAATAATTGAATCACTGAGGAGAATTGTTGATGACACAAAAAGAATTAAATAAAGCATTAAAACGATCCTCTGAAAAAGGTGCTAATGCTAACATTGACAATAATTATTCATTTATTGATCTTTTTGCTGGTATAGGTGGAATGAGATTAGGCTTTGAAAAACATAAAGGATTATGTGTATTTACATCTGAATGGGATAAATTTGCTCAAGAGACTTATAAGGCTAATTATGGAAAAATGCCTCATGGAGACATAACAAAGATATCTATGGAGGAAATACCTAACCACGACATTTTACTGGCAGGATTTCCGTGTCAGCCATTTTCTCAAGCAGGATTAAAAAAAGGATTTGAAGATACTAGAGGAACACTATTTTTTTATATCCAAGACATTATAAAACATAAAAGACCAAAGGCATTTTTACTAGAAAATGTGAAACAATTAAAAGGTCACAATAAAGGAAAGACTTTAAATACCATCCTTGAAATTCTCACAATGTTAAATTATCATGTTGAATTTAAAGTACTAAGAGCTGCTGACTTCGGAGTACCACAAAATAGGGAAAGAATTTATATTATTGGATTTGATAAGAGTCAATTTCCTTTAAATTTCAATTTTAATGATAATTTTAACTTTCCTGAGCCTTGTAAAACCCCTACAAAAGTTGGAAATATTTTAGAGCAAAATGTGGATGATAAATACACTCTCTCTGAAAAGCTATGGAATGGTCATCAAAGAAGAAAAGAGAGTCATAAACAGAAGGGCAATGGGTTTGGATATTCTTTATTCAATAAAGATTCTGAGTACACGAATACTATTAGTGCTAGGTATGGAAAAGATGGTAGCGAAATTTTAATAGATCAATCAGATATTAATAAAAGACCTAGGAAATTAACGCCCAGAGAATGCGCTAGATTACAAGGATTTCCTGAAAGTTTTATAATACCTGTATCAGATACACAAGCTTATAAGCAATTTGGAAATTCCGTAGCTGTTCCAGTTATTGAAAGAATTGCAGAAGAAATGGTCAAAACTTTAAGGAAATAAAAATGATTAACGTACTGTTGACAACCCATATCTGCTATACTGATAGATAAGGAACTGAGAAGGTCAAAAATAATGAAAAAAGATTTTATAGAGTACCTAGAACGTAATAATTTTGCCCGGAAAAGAAGACGCAACATTGAGGAGAATTGTTGATGACACAAAACCAATTAAATCAAGCATTAACATGGGCTTCTTATTTTGGTCACATTGAAATAGTAAAATTGTTATTAGAACATGGTGCTGACGTTCATGCTGGGAATGATTATGTATTAAGATGGGCTTCTCGTAATGGACGTACTGAAATCGTAAAACTGTTATTAGACTATGGTGCTGACGTTCATGCTGAGAATGATCAAGCATTAAGACGAGCTTCTAAAAATGGTCATACTAAAACTGTAAAACTGTTATTGGAAAAAGAAGCTAATGTTCATGCTTGGAATGATGAAGCATTAAGATTGGCTTCTGATTATGGACATACTGAAATCGTAAAACTGTTATTAGAACATGGAGCTAATATTCATGCTAAGAATGATCAAGCATTAAATGGGCTTCTCGTAATGAAACATACCGAAATCGTAAAATTACTCAAAGACGCAAAACTAAGGAGAATTGTTGATGAACCAATTTATACATACCGTAAATAAATCCCTGATTGGATGTGAAATAGAAATATATACCGGCGCAAGTAATATGGATAAAGGTAAGGTAATTCATGTTGACGGGAAGATGGTCACTATTTTAAGCGATTTATACGCTTTTAGAGAGATGACATACGACTCTAGTTATTATTGGATGTTTATAAATAAGGATGTCGTCAATGAGCCGCCACCAATACCGAAAAATTGCGATTGCGCAGCCAAGCATACTTCGTTTCCAAATCATCATTTGAAATGGTGTTCACTTAAATCTGTTTAAATTCAATAAAATTGGCATAAATTCCTAAAAAACTCAAAAAATACTTGACATCAACATTTTTGCATGATACTCTATCATTGACGCAACATTGAGGTAACAATAATGAATAAAAAGGAAGTATTACTAATGAACAACAACGAAAAAGTAAAATTACTTAATGAAGTCAAGGACTTACTACTCGACTACGTAATGGTATCCACCCAGCAGGATCTATACACTGAGGAATACAGGGAGAAATTAAGCAACACATATAAATTGTACGAAAAGTTATTAGAGAGACAATTGCACATTACCGAACTGGATTGGCTTGATGAGTATTATAAAGAGATTAATAATTAATAGTGATATAATTTTAAGGAGTTAATAATGAAAAATAAACCGGAATATGAACAATACTATATAATACCAGCCTTGGGAAGAACGATGTGGGCACCTTTGAAAGAGATGAAGTATTATGATAGTGTTAATAATTTAATGTTGCTTAGATTGCCTGATGGTGGGGAGTTAATTGTGCCAGCTTCTATGGTTATTGTTAGGAGAACTTTGAAGCAACAAAAAGGCGGCATCAATGATTGATTGGCAAAAAATACTAACACTCGGCATTGAAATTAATCAACTCGAAATGGTAAAATTAGCAGTTAAAAATGGAGCTAATGCTAACCATGATTGGGCTTTAGGAATTGCAGCCTTTAATGGACATTTTGATATTGTTAAATATTTAATAGAAAAAGGCGCTGATATTAATAACGATAAAGGCTACGTTTTAGGAAGTGCAATTTATTTTAATAATGAAGAAATGATTATCTACTCATTAGATTGTATGTTATATAATGAATTAATAAAGACGCAAGACTGAGGGAATACTGATGATTAACTTATTATTAATGCTATTAGTTGCATTGGCTGTAATAATGATCCTGCTGGACATATTTGAAGCTGGAGAATAGCTGGAATTTATTAGTTGGAATTTATTAGCTGAAAGCTATTGACGGTCGGTTAAGTCTATAAATCTATAAATCTAAAAAATCAAAAAAAGTCTTGCAAATCCCCTAAAAGTACGGTACAATTTAATAAACCCAAAAGGAGTCATGTGATGAATATATTTTTTACATCCGAATGTCCAATAGAATGTGCTAAATTTTTAGATGACAAGAGAGCGCTGAAAATGGTTTTAGAAACTGCTCAAATGCTTAGTACGGCTTTAAGAGTTCATGGTTATGAGGGTGATGGCATCTACAAAATGACTCATAAGAATCACCCAAGTAGTGTGTGGGCTAGGGAAACTAGGGAAAACTTTCAATGGCTTTTAAGGCATTTTAAGGCTTTAAGTGATGAGTATACTTTCAGGTATGGTAAGGTTCACAAGTCTAGTAGGTTGTTGGATGTTTTTAAGGATCATGAGTTTATGATTCCCGAAGGGAGTTTGACGCCTTTTGCTAATTGTGCCGCTAATAAGTCTGTTGGAGTTGATTTTAAGCATATAAAGGATGTTACTAAAGCTTATCAGTTATATTTAGCCGTAAGATGGGATCATGATGTGCGTGAGCCTACTTGGTACGGTGTTAGGAAATAGGAGTTTAAAAGTGGGAAATAGTTTTGTAGTCTTTGGAAGCCTTTTATTGTTTGTAGGCTGTAGTACGACTGATGTAAGTACTTTGCAGGCTTTGAAAGAGCGTAAGAAGCAGTTGTTAATTGAAAAGCATGATTTGCAAAGGAAGCCTAAAAGGATTGAAGTTCCTAGGAAGTTTCTTCGAATGCCTGTTAGAGGAGTCATGTCTTCTCCGTATGGGCTTCGCGATTTGGGGAATGGATCTAGGATGCATAAAGGAGTTGATTTTGCAGTTCGGGAAGGGGAGGAAGTGATTTCGATTCAAAAGGGCGTGGTGGAGTTTGTAGGGTTTGAGTCTGGGTTTGGAAATTATGTGATTGTGCGGCATGATGGGTTTAAGACTTTGTATGCGCATTTGAGTTCTTTTAAAGTCGAGAAAGGAGACATACTATTGGATTACGAGCCGGTTGGTTTGTCAGGAAATACGGGGAAAACGACGGGACCGCATTTACATTTTGAGGTGATTGTTGATGGGGTTCAGGTAGATCCGATTAAGTTTATTGATGAGTATAATGGGAAATTGCTTGATGAATACATGGAATTGATGTATTATATAGTTAATTGATTTAAAGGTTAATAAGTTTAAAAGGAGGAACTATGAAGGATTTTTTAGAGACTTTGAAGGAATTTGTAGAAACTTTAAAGGAATTGGCGGAAGGTGTTTTTAGGTTGATGGCGTTTGTAGTGGAGTTTGTTGCGAGTGTTTTTGGGTTTTTAATCATGATGGGGGTTTTATTGACCGTTAATATTTATGAGGTAATTTTAAATGCGATTAAGAAATACAAAGGGAGATAACATGATTTTGGTGGCGGTTTTAAGTGTGCTTTTAGCGACTTCTGTAGGCGTGAAAATGATGAAGGCTGCTGATGAGTATAGGTATGAACTCATGGTGGAGGATTGCGAGGAAACCAATTACACGGTGGAGGATGTGAAAACTTGTATTGATAGGTATTTGCATGATCATGATGATGATTAGTTTTAAAGCTAAAAATTAAAAAGCTAAAAGCTAAAAAGCTAAAAAGCTAAAAAGCTAAAAAGCTAAAAAGCTATTGACGGTCTACAAAAGACCACTAAACCATAAAGGAGAAAAGATGAGAATTAAACTATCCGAAAAAGGAAAAGAGTATAGAGATGCCATTGTTGATTTAATGGAGGAATCTTATGCATCCGAAACTGATGACTTACTAGAGTCGAGTGAAAATGCGGCATTGATGCTAAAGGAAGTTCCTGGGATATTAATCTCTGTAGCCGTGAGTATCATAGCTACAGCTTTAAAGATGGGAGTTTTGAAGACTTCTACAGCTAGTAAATTTGCGGAAAAGGCTTTTGAAGTGCTTTTGAAGACTGTTGAAGATTATAAGGGTTCTAGTTCTAAATCTTTAAGTCTTAAAGGTTCGAGTGGAAAAGATTTTGAAGATTTGGAAGATCTGGAAGTGCAGAAAATCATGGATGCTGGGAAAAAAATCAAACATTAATAGTTTAAGGCTTGGAAGGAATGGAGATGAATAATTTTAAGGAACTTAGTGGAACTAGGAAGATCTTTAGAGGTGTAGAGTATATAGCTACTTGTTCATGCCATAAAGGTATGGAACCGCATTATAGGTCGAGGAAGCCGTTGGTAGGCGCCGAAAGTGTGGATAAAGAGACATGTGATCATTGTGGTTATTACGTTAAGTGGGAGGCTTTTGAGGACTTTTTAAGGCTTTTGGAGCATTATAAGGCTGGGAAAAATATTGGAAAAGGCAAAAAAAGGGTTGTCAAAAGGGGTTAAGTGTGGTAGACTGGAGAAGGCTTTTGAAGGCTTAAGTATGGTAGGCTTGAGAAGACTTTTGAAGGCTTAAGGAGTTTAAAATGAGAAAAATTAAAGTAAGATCTGATTATGAAGAGTTGTTTTATGAGTACATGAATCATGATGATTCGGGGGAATATTCTTTATTGGAAAATAAGGAAATGGATATAAACGATTATCAGTTTGAAGTTGATGGAGCGCAGTATAGCGTGGACGGTGTAGCCTTTTTTCGAAACGGTAAGGTTCATGTTGAGATTGGTGCTTTGTACTTTGGGAGCATTTTACGGGATGATTGGATTATGATAGGGAATATTAAAAGGCTTCGGCAGGCGGAAAAGTACTTGGAAGCTTCGGAAGACTTTTTGGACTTTTTATATCAGATTAACGCTTAAAAGGAGCTTTTATGGCGTTGTATAATGATTTCATGAAAGGTTTTGAAGACGAGGAAAATGTAGGGATCGGTTTTAGCTTGGACACTAATTTTATAGTTTGGACTTTTGAAGAGTCGGATTACTTTGAGGTTATTGCTGAGTATGACTTATATATGCTTAGACTTTTTAAGAATGCTTATGAGCTTCATAAGGCTTCGAAATCGTTATTAGGTGAAGATGATGATGAATAATTTATAGACTTGGAAGGTTTTAATGTTGTCGGTTTTATGGGATTGGATTTTAAGGCTTTTTTGGGCAATTAGAAATGGAGGTAGGCGAGTGAAGGCTGGTGAAGGACTTGTTAAGACTTCTGAAGACGAGAAGAAGTTGAAGGCAATTAGAAATTATTTGTATTATTTAAGGAATTTCCATAAAGGTGACGGAGATGTCATTTGGACGGATTTTAAAGCGAAAACTCGAAGACATAGTAGGGAAGAATTAGAGTTTTTTGATAGAATTAGAAAAGAAAAAGAGACCCATGATAAATCATGATAGAAGGTCCTGTACGTACAAGGAATCATATCCCACCCTTGAGGTGTAAGTTCTTGAAACTAAAGAAGAACTTAATAAGTACAGAAGTACAGAGAAATCTTAAGTTGACTGTAGAAATAATATAGACTAGTATAGACTAGTAAAGTACTTAAAGAGTACTGAAAAAGACTAATAAAAAAAAACATATAAGGTAGGGAATAATAAAATATGCGTGGGGGAACTGAGAGAAAATCTGTACGAGTTGCACTCCTTAGTGATTTCATGAATTTAAGTGCGTACAGAAAAATTTTGAACAAAAGGTTCGGAGGTAAGTTATGAAAAATACGTTTATGAGTACCTTGTTCGTACAGGGAAATTGCACTACTTTTGGGGGTATTTACCAGACCAAGGTTCGTAACGCATTGAAAATTGGTAGTGCCGTTCCAGAGTTTTTCTGCATAAATGCATTAGATCCGTACAAATCTTATGTTCAGGACAAAGATAGTCGATTTCCTTCGCGAGCTGATATTAATGTTTGCTCTTATAGGAATTTTTTATTTGAAATGGATAATATTGATTTAAAAGATCAATTAAGGATTTTTAAAGAATGTGGCATTCCGTTTACTTCTATCGTGTATTCAGGCGGTAAATCGTATCATGCCATAGTTAGCCTTGAGAAGCCTTTAAATGCCGCTGTTCACACGTTAGACGGTATTCAGTACTATAAGCATGTGTGGCGTAGATTGGCTGCTAAAATCGATTTAAAGGCTTCAGAGCTGCTAGATGGAGATAAAGGCGAGAAGTTCGTTGATTACTCTTGTCAGAATCCTTCAAGGCTTTCAAGATTTCCTGGATTTGAAAGAAATGGAGTTATTCAGGAATTGGTTTATTTGGGGGATCGGTTGACCGCTCAGGCGTTTAATTTGATATTAGATTCATGTCCTTCTATTTCTTTTAATCCTGTTAAGAAGTTTGAGGCAGAGGTCCAGGTTGAGGATGTAGAAGAGTTTTGGCAACATTGTCCTGTGTTTCTTAAAAATAGACTCAGATATGTCGATTGGGCACGTCCTGATGGCATGTATCGAGAAATTTTTAAGTTGACGGTCCAATGTATAGATTATACGAAAGTAAGTAAAGAAGTCCTTTTACAGGTTCTATGGGAGCGTGTTTTTCCGAAGTTGATTAGTGTAGGTTATCCCGAGCATAAGTTGTGTATCGGTGTTGATCATGGATATAATAAAAAGATCAGAGCGGGAGAAATCAATGGATAGTAAGGAAATTAGAGAAATAAAGACGGAATGTGAAACTTTGATTAGATTTGGAAATAACCATAATCAAATTCAGAAAAGATTGGAAGCGCAGTATAAGTCTGTCAGTTCGGAAGTTCTTGCCGACATTATTGAGGATTGCGTAGCTGATTATAAGAATTACGGGCTTATTCAGAAGTTAGTTAGATCCGACTTGGTTTGTGATCAATTGGGTGAGGATAATACGGTTTCTATTCTTGATAAGGTTTCTCGACAAGTTTCTAAGATTCATAGATCTCGATTAGTGGAGCTTTTTGATCGTAGGTGCAATATCAAAAATAAGATTATTACGTGCGAGTATGAGTATCGACCTTATGATTACGGGATGTTAATAAAAAATGATGACGATACTTATAGTTTTAATACGTACCAGCCGCCTTTCTGGTTTCAGGATTGTTTTTTTTCGGAAGGGAATCTGGAAGTGCCAAAAGAGTTAGAATTTCAAAACTTGTACCGTCGGTTTTTCATGCATTTAGTCAATAAGGATAAGACTTCATACAATTATCTAATTCAATGGCTGGCAAATGGCTTGAGAAGTCGTAATTATTGTATCTTGGCTACTATAGGCAAACAAGGAATTGGAAAGGGTGTTCTAGGTGGGATTATGAGAGAATTGTTTGGAGCCTCTAATTTCTACTCTGGCGGAGATAGAATGTTTAAAGGGACTTTTAATTCTCAGATAGCGAACAAAAGATTGGTTTATTGTGATGAAATAAGTATAAAAAACAAAGAAGAAGAGGATCGGATAAAGTTGGTGGTTAATGACTATTTAGAGATTGAGCAGAAAGGTGTAGATGCTAAGGAAATTAAGAATTATGCTAATTTTTACATATCATCAAATAACATGGATTCTATTTCTCTTACTGCTGATGATAGGCGATTTAGTATTATTGAATTGACTGATAAAAAGCTTACTACAGTTTTTACTCCGGAAGAGATTCAAAGCTTATTTGCTCCTGAGAATATAAAGAGTTTGGCTTCTTTTTTATGGCATTATCATGTAGACGAAAAAGAAATGTTAAAGGTTTTTGTTTCAAAACGAACTGAAGAAGTCCGATCTAGCTCTTTAAAGGAATGGGAGGATTGGTTCATATTTAGATTTTGTGAGATTAATAGTGGTAAAAATTATGAGATTTGGGAGGCTGCTGATCAAGTTAAAGAGCAATTTGGCTACAGCTTTAGAATCGGTAGAGGTAAGTTTTTAGAATTGATGAAAAAATATCCTGAAGTTTTCTCGGTAAAAAATACTACGGAGGATGGTGTTAGGGTGTGGAGATTGCATATACATGAGAAAAAAACAAAAGGAAAAAAGTAATGAGTAAAAAGTACAGCGGTATTGTAGACTTATCGAATGAGGATTATCATGCGGAACGGGAGCATTTAAGTTCGTCTAATTTGAAGATGCTTTTGAAAGATCCGGCAGATTTTTATGAACAAAAGATTTTAGGTAATAAACCTGAACCATCTCCCAGGACTCAAGCCAACTTTGACGAAGGGACTTATGCTCATTCTCTTCTTTTAGAGCCGCATTTGATTGATCAGGAATTTCGATTCTATGACGGGTGGAAAAAGATTGGTAAGGCTTGGGAAGATTTTAAGGAAGAGAATCAGGGCTATATATTACTTTCAAAGCCGCAGAGAGTTAGAGTCGAACGGTGGGTTTCGTCTGCTAGAAAAATGTCATTAGCTAATGAGCTTTTAAAGGGCGGCAAGGCGGAAGCTTCTTTATTTATGGACTATAACGGAATACCTTTGAAAGTTCGAGCTGACTATATAAACGTCGAAAAAGGCTATATAGTAGATGTAAAGACTTCTGGGCAAGGTTCAGACTTAGAGTCTTTTAAGATTACGGTTGATGGTTTTGGTTATGATATAAGTTCGGCTATGTATTTGAAATTGTTTGAAAAACATTATGGTAAACCATTTGAATTTTACTTTTTGGTTTTAGATAAACGAGATAATAATACCGAGATTTATAAGCTATCAGCGGATACTAGATCCGAAGGAGATCGGAAATTCCGAAAAGCTTTGAAGATTTATGAAACTTGCAAAAAAGAAAATAAATGGGAATCAACAAAAATAATTAAAGAAGAAGTTGACAAATCTGAAAATTATGAGATACTAGAGGTGTAGTATGAAAAATATGAGAAAAAGTGATTTGGTGCAGTTATTGGATATTTATAATAAATTATATCATAATCCTGATGGAGTTTTTTATAAGGATAGATTCCTTAAAAAGATGATGGATCGTGCAACAAATGAAATAGTTTTGATCGAATCTCAAGGCAATAATGCCGAGAGAGATAGCGGGAAACCGCAATAGGAGTAAATATGTCAGAAAGAGTATGGAAAAGACCTAATGGTGAGTCAGAGGGTGAGTTTTCAGTAAAATTTATCCGTCCAAAGTCTTTGGCTGATGAAGGCTTTGTAGGAGATCTTTTAGAGGGAACTTTTTTAGAGGCTATTGAGAACAAGTATGATCCTAATAAGTATGATTACAAGTTCGAACAAGAAGACGGGACTATTGTTATTGTTAATCATGCTGGGAACTTAGCTCATAGAATGAAGGAAGTCTCTCCTGGAGATTTCTGCAAAATAGTCTACGAAGGCAAAAAAGAAATGAAAAAAGGCACCTATAAAGGAACTATGGCTCATTCCTTTGATGTTTTAGTAGCATAATTAATTAGAGGTTTAGATGATAATAGACAACGTAAGAGATCTTATTGACATTACTACTTTCATAGATCAAAATGAATTTTTGGCATTTGACATTGAAACGACGGGACTGATGCCAAGCCAAGAAAAAATTATTGGGTTTGGAGTTAGTAATAGCGAAAAGGGCTTTTACGTTGTTCATCTACGCTGGAACGGATCTGAGTTAGAAGAAGTAATTCCTTTTGAGGAATGTAAGAAAATTTTAGCGAAATTAAAAGATAAGCAATGGACGGGATGGAACTCCTCATTTGAGTGTAGGTTTTGTATGTCTTATTTTGGCGTAGACTTAGTAAATAGTTTATGGTCTGATGGGATGTTGGCAAAGCATACAGTCGATGAGGAGCGTCCTTTTGCTTTGAAAGAGTTGGCGAAGAAATTGTATGGTGACGAAGCTGTTGATGAGCAGGCGTTAATGAAAGAGTCTATTAAGGCTAATGGCGGTAATCCTTCGTCTGATTATTTTATGGCTGATGCCGAAATACTAGGTAAGTACTGTATTCAGGATTGCTTGCTTACTTTTAGAATTAATGAGCATTATTTGAAAGAAGTTAAAAAACAGAGGTTAGAAAAATTCTTCTTTGTTGAAGAAGTCATGCCTATGTATAAAGAAGTTATTATTCCTATGGAGTCTAAAGGTGTGGTTGTTGATGTTGATCTTTTGTCTAAGTACTCTGAGGAATTAAAACTAGATATTGAGAATCAAACTAATAAGATCATGCAGCAAATAGAGCCGCATTTGGATAATTTTTATTCATGGTATTTGAACAAAGAGATGCCTCCAAGAAGGTCAGGGACTTTTGCTCAATTATTGTGTAAGTATTATGATTTGGATCTTCCGAAGACTAAGACAGGTAGATATAGTCTTAGTGATTCCGCATTAGAACCTTTTAAGGATCATGAAGCTATTAAGTTTATTAGTGGAGGTCCTTATTTGGATGAGGAAGTTGTTAAGGCTGTTCAGAATTTATGGTGGGAGGAGCAAGGAAAACCTCAAGTATTTAATCTAAGTAGTAAGGACCATTTGAAGCGTTTATTTTTTGATGAGCTTCAGGAGGAGCCGGTTAGTCGTACTGAGAAGGGTAATCCTCAAGTAGATCATTTGTTTTTGATGAAAGTAGCTGATAAGTACGAGTGGGTGAAAGATCTTATGGTCTTTAATAGGCTTGTGAAGCTTCAGGGGACTTATATTGATAGATACCTGGAGCAGAATATAGACGGATCATTTTTTCCAGGATGGTTTATGCATAGGACTACTTCAGGACGTTTAGGTGGAGATTTGATGCAATTACCTAGAAAGGTTTCCGGAGTTGATCCCTTAGTTGAGAAATATAATAATGTAATCAGGGATTGTATCATTTCTGGTTCTGGTAGAAAGTTAGTGGGTGCCGATTATAGTTCTTTGGAGGTTGTTGTTTTTGCTGATGATTCTGAAGATCCGGCTTTGTTGGATATGATTAGAAATGGAGAAGATTTTTACTCAAAAACGGCTATCGGGGTTCATGGATTGTCGGATGAGTATTCCGCTGATAAGAAGGCGGATAATTTTTTGAAAAATCATAAACCAGATCTTAGGCAGGATGCTAAGGTTTATTCATTAGGTCTAAGGTACGGAATGCAGTCTTTTAAACTTTCAAAGACCTTAAATATCTCTACAGAGGATGCTGATGAGATCATTGATTCTTATTTTCATACCTATCCTGATTTAAAAATCCGTATGGACAATCTTATTGATTTTGCCAAAAAGTTCGGATATGTAAAAAGTAGAGCTGGAAGGGTTCGGCATTTGCCCATGCTAAAAAAGCTTCATTTTGCTCATGGTGAAGAGTTAGGAGATTCTTTATCTTTGTGGAAGAAATATCACGGATGTCCTAAAAAATATAAGCAGATGAAATATTTAAGTAAGCAGTATCGAGCGGCTATTAATAATGCGTTAAATTTTCCTATTCAGTCTATGGCGGCTTCCATAACTAATAGAGCTTGTGTGGCTATTTCTAGGGAGTTTAAAAGAATAGGTTTGGATGCTCATATTATTATGCAGATTCATGATGAAATTGTGGTGAGCGCGGCTGAAAAAGATGTTGAGAGAGTTGTTAAGATCATGAAATTCCTTATGGAGAATACTACTAAACTTTCAGTACCTTTAAATGCTGATCCGGAAGTTGGAAACAAGTATGGAGATATTAAATAATGATAAAGTTGTTAATTGATCACATTGTTCATATAATTAAAAGTGCGGTTAAAAGTATTATGTATGAGTTGAAAGTAAAAAAACTAAATAAGCAAATAAAAGAAGCTAAGAAGGAGGCTCAAAATGCTGAAGAAAATTCTAATAAATTGCGTGATGATTTCATGTCTGATTTACAGTCCTATAGGGATGACAAGTGAGTGTGATAAAGTACTTAGTAAGTGTACTAAGGTCGTAGAGGCTCAGGAAAAGACTATTAATAGCCAGAAAAAGGTTATTATAGCTCAAGATACTAAAATTAGAGTAGTTGAAGATCGAGTTAAAGAAGTAGAGGAAGAGGCAAAGGCTTCCAAGGCTCTTAATTGGACTTCAGTTTTAACTATTTTACTTTTTATACTTTTGTAGGTTATATGGCGAAAAAAATAAAAATAAGTAAGTACTTGTATGATAAATGCGTTGCTTTTGCTCATGATCGAGTGGGATTGTCTAAATCATGTTATGCTTATAGAGGTGAGAGTCGAGTAGATAAAATGATTGAGGATATTATCTGCGGTACTTTAGGCGAGTGGGCGGTTTATAAGGATTTGAATCGAAAGAACCGTAAATGCACTAAGCCAGATATGAAAATCTATGAAGGTCGGAGAAAGTCTTTTTCGGCTGATTTGATTTCTGATTATGGTTTTGTACATGTAAAATCTCAAAGTCTTGCTAGTGTAGAGCGTTATGGAAAATCATGGTTATTCCAAAAATCTGATTCTTTGTATTCTAAACCTTCTGAGGAGGACATTTTGGCTTTTACGTCGGTAGATCTTGATAAGCGAGAGGTGGAGATCTTAGGTTATTGTGATGCTAAAGACGTATCAGACTATAAGCGTTGGGGGGAGTGTAAAGTTCCTTTTTATGCTAAGACTAAGGTTGCTCTGTATCTTGAAGATCTTGAAGATCTTTTATATAAATTGTAATTTCCATTCGATGCTTTTCAGCAGATCTTTTTTTTGAAACTAAGTCCATTATAAATTTATCATCTATTTCGAGATTTCTTATTCGAGATGTTGAGTGGGATTTTAAGAATATTACGTCTACTAAAGGCTTTTCCACGTTAGTAGCGTCAAATACTTTAGAACTACATGAGCCTTCCCTGGTAAATAATAGTTCTTTGGGGTATAAGAATAAAAGGTGGATTTCTAGGTAGTGTTTTTTAGGATTGAAAGATTCTCTAAATTGTTCAAGGTCTTTTTGGGTTTTTTCGTCCCTTAGATATTCGATTACAGCGTTCTCCCAGTTTCTAGCTTCAGTCTTTTTTATTTTACCGTCGCGGTAGTACATTTTGTTTAGACTGTATGGCTTTAGCGGGATTACTAGCTTTATTCGTTTCATGAATTACTTTAGAGCTTCCTTTACTTTGGCTACGATTTCGTCGTCAAGTTTGTTGTCTGTTTTAGCTACAAGCTTTTCGAGAAGAAATATGATAAGTTCTTTTAGAAACTTTTCAGTTAGTAATGCGCTTAAAAGGGATTTTCCCACGCTTTTTAAGATTTCCATTTTATCTCCTTAGTTTTTTGGAGCGCCATTTTTTCATAGCCTCCTCGTAAATTTGTTTGTCTTTTTCTTTGTCACCTTTTCCGCCTTCTAGTTTATATTCTTCTGTACCTCGTGCGGGTCCGGATTCTTCTCCTGGCATTGCAGCCATAGAGTCTTTTGCTGAGATTGCGGTTCCTAAAGCGGCTGCAAAAGATGCTACTGGTCCTGCTTTGGAGGCTACTTTTTTTACTAAAGATCCGCCAGTTTTTTTTAAGGCTTTATTTCCTGCCGATTTTCCTAGTTTAGAAGATGCTTTGAGCATTCCTTTTTGAGAGGTTCCGATCTTTTCTGTAATTCCTCTACGTTCTTTGGCTTCGTCTATTATTTTTTTAGCTTTTTCAACATATCGAGTTGCTGGACCAGCTCCTTCACTTGTTGATAATTCTGCTGATTTTTCTAAGACGCCTTGTTTTATTTTTTTTAGTCTTTTTATTCTGTTTTGTTTTTTTACAAATTCGTCGCCTGATAGTTGTTTTTGAGCGCTTTTTGTATCTATTTTTTCAGTTTTTTGTTTAAAAGTAGATGTGGGCTTTAAAATTTCTGATTTATCTTTCTTCGCTTCTGATACCCTTTCCATGCCTGCTTTGGCGATTTTTCTTATAGGGTTGATTTTTTTCTTTTTTTCATCTTCCATTATATTATCCTATGAATTGTTTTGCGGCTAGGACTACGGTTGTTATTATCGATAAAATGGTTAAAGCTTTACCTATGCCTTTTATTTGATCTACATGGGTTTTTATTGGTTTTATTTCATCTTCCAATAAAGCTGTTCTTTTTATATGAATAGCTAGTTGCTCATTGTATACCGCTAAATGTTTATCTATATTGTCTAGTTTGTCATCAATTTTTTCAATTTTATTGTGAATCCTGTCAAAATCTTCCTTCATTTTATTCACCTTTTATTATATACCTTTTACGTTATATCTCGCTACTGTAATGGAAGAAGCTCCTGAAGCTGAGTCAGTCCATACTAGGCGAACCCAGCGGTATCCACAATCTTTGTCTAGTAATAAAGAGCTTCCTGCGGCTGAAACGGCTATAGAGCTGGAAGGAATGTCGGTCCAGTTTGTAATTGTTGCGGTTGATAAAGAAGTGTCGTTGGCTCCTTGATCGTTAGAGCCTTGGAGTTTAAGGGTTCCATTTGGAGTTCCGGTATAAACTACTTGAATTGAGTAATTTACGATGTGACCTAACCAGATTGGATCTGAGGTGATGTTGACTGTCATATCGGTGCCAGACAGCGTCAAGGAGTCGTTTTTGGTTCTCATGCGTTCTTTCCTTCTTTGTGTGGTTACTTATATAGATTTGTTAGGCTTTTTAGGATGTTATTAATATCTTTAGGCGTTATAATGTCTAAGTTCTTGTTTTTAAAGGCTTCTGGAAAAATGTTTTTTAGTACAAATCCTACAAATTCTGAGCAGTTCCAGCCGGAAGTCCAAGGGTTTTTTATTTTTATGTTGAATAGTCTTAGTAAGTCTACTAAAGCGATACCTATGTTTTGCATTATACCGTAATCGGCTCCAGAAATTTCGTGCATTTCATCTAGTATTAGTTGATACAATGTAGTGCTTTTGTTTTGGTGTTTATTGAATAATATCATCTCCGGTATTTGAATTACATATTCTTCTGTGATTTCATGTTTTTTATGGAACTGAGTTTTTGACATTTTGTGTACAATGCCTTCTGATGCATGTAGTATATGATTAGAAGGGAATTTACTTGTAGGAACTTCTATATATACGTGAGAGTAGGAGGTTCTTTGATAAGCTCTGATTATCCATGATCCAATAGGTAGCGGTTTTTTTGATTTGGAAAATCCTATTTTTATGTATTCCACGTTACGACTCGATGTGTCGGAAGAGGTTTATAAAAAAATTTGTGTCTTTTGTTGCGTGGACATTGGTGTAATTTACTCGCAGATATAGTCCACTTATTAGCCGGGCTTTATAAAGTACAATGTTTTCAAGATGATTGGGAGCGATGTTCCAGTCTTTTCCAAATTCTTCTACTACATATAGATTTCCCATAGCATCGAAAGTGGCTTGGTCATACCATCCTGCTAACACTCCGAATCCGTCTTTGTCAACTACTTGGAAAGTCATTTTGTCCCCCATTTCAGAGTCTTTTACGAAGTATTGAATTCCGTCGAAGATAGAATTTACGTTTTGTCCTTCGTATTGTAGTTGTGGAATTAAGTAATCATGGGAGGTTGTGGTATTTGCCGTGGCAATTGTGGTTCCTGGTATTACTCCCACTAACCTAGCCCTTTTTCCATCTGGTTCATTTACCGCAATGGTTTTTACTTGAGTGGGTAGGTTGTTTTTTAAGTAGTTTATAGCTTCATTTATGTTTGTAATATCTTTAGAACCAGAATCGTCCTTAGCTACTGTGGCTTTTCCGTTTGCTATGTCTATGAGAAGTTGTTCATTGTTTGCCCATGATACTTCTGATGATGGTTGAATTAAATGATATTCATTTACATTGAGTTGTTTTCCATGCCAGGTTCTTGTAATAGAGTCGGTGTTTTTTATATATATGCTCACTTAATTGCCTCCTATAAAATTGCTTTAAATGTTAAAAATATTCCAACGTCCGAAGCGTTTACGCCATCATCTAAATACTTTACAAATATAGAATCGCCGGCGGCAAATTCTTCGGATAATTCTGATTGAATGAAGTTTTTTGTTGTTATTTTTGAAGTAGTGTTAAATGGTGTAGCGGTTTCTGAGTTCTTTCTTAGTTCTATTGTGTAGCTTGCGTCTGCTCTGGAATTACTAAAAGTATATCCTGTTATTTCTGAGTCTACTGGTATGATAATTGGAGTCTCATCTCCAGGTAGTAGATTTGAATATCCTATAAATTCATTGTTACTTACAACTCCATTATAAATTAGTGGTATTCCGTATCGAGGAGTGTTTAGTGCGGTATTGACTCCGGATCCTATGGCATCTTGTACATTAATTTCGGCTATGCTTGAGGTGGGAGTGAATCTTATATTTGAAGCCTGGTCTGGGTATTGTGCGTATTCTATTGCCTCGTCCGAAGAAAGATCATTTGAACCATCGTTTATTACAATATCTCCGGAGTTTATTAGGGGGGTTAGTTCGGTTATGGAGTCTTCTGATCCTAATAGAAGGTAATCTCCTACTGGTATGGTTATTTGTCCAGAGGCTGGAATTGTTCTGGCTAATGTGGATAGTTCTATGTCTGAGATAGTGGTGTTTTTTAGGATTTTACTCATGTTATGGTGTCTCCGCCTATTAGGCAAATTACTTTAATATTTTTTGCAGTTCCGGAAGATATTTTTACCGCTAGTTCCTGTTCGGAGGTTAAAGACGCTGGGGTGGTTAGTACTTTTTTATCTGACCTACTGGAGGTTACTGTTAGAGTGTCTATTAGTGTGAAAGTTGTTCCATCGTGTTCGTATATTTCTACGGTAAAAGTTGCAGATGCTGTTTCATTTGTTGCAATAATTGCAGTTAGTGTTGGATTGTTTAATAATATTGGAATTCCCACGGTATTTGTTGGGATGCCGTCGCTTTCTAACCAAGTTCCGGATGATGTTACTCCTTTTCTGGAGCATATAAATCCGGGGGAGGCTGAGGATACTAGTTCTATTAAGGATTTTTCTGTTGTTACGTCCGTGTCTTTAAATTTCATGACGCCGGCGTCACCATATATTGTTGTGTTTTCTGAGTTTTCGAAAGCAATGCCTTTGGAAGCTAGGTAGTCTTCTGTGGGGTCGGTTTCAGTTGGAACCATGTCGAATTCGGTTCCGTTTGTTGAGTCTTCTATTTTTAGTGGTTTGACTTTGTCTATTGACATAGTTTATTACTCTTTTTTAAATTTTCTATTGCTGGTAAATATTGTAAGTTCCACGGGACGTGCAGTCTACACACGTCTTTGTGGTTTAATGGTATTATGTGATCTACGTGGTGCCCTGGAGGTCTGTTTATATATATGTTTTTAATTTCATCTTCGTATCCATATAAAGAAGATTGTCTTTTTAAAACTTCTCTTTTTTTCTGCATATGAGATCTATATTCTTTGTTGTTTTTTGCCCATTTGTTTGCTGATTTTCTTATTTTTTGTATATTATTTTTCCTGTAAATTCTATAATACTCAACGCAATATGTTTTTTTTCTACGCTCTTTCTTTTTTTTCTTTTGCTCAGGAGTGTCTCTGTACATTTTATGTTTTTTATTCGTACATAATTTACACTCGTTTCTTCTTCCATCTTTTGCTGATTTTCTTGTCGCAAATTTTATTAATGGTTTTTCTATATTACAAATTCTACAAAATTTCATTTTATTAACTTCTTATAAAAAAGGAAGAAAGCCTTCCTTGGCTTCCTTTGGTTAATTCACTAATTAGGCTCTTCGTCCTACGAAGTCGAATTGAATGTGTAGGTCAGTAGTATTTTTTGCAAAACCTACTTGAAGTACACGAGAGCCTGAGCCAGTGGGCGCTGTTGCTGTTACGGCTCCTGCAGTAGTGTCTAGAAAGTATCTAGATCCAGCAGTAAGTCCAGCTAATCCTTCGATTATGCCTTCTGATTGGACTTCAATTGTTGATCCGCCAACTCCGTCAGCAGTCTTAGCAAAGCCCATGGCTTCGTAGTTAGTTGAAGCGTCAGCTTTACTTACAGTGTTAGCAGCAGAGATGTAAAGAACTTCGCCGATTGCAATAGCTTCGCCAGTTGTGTAGACGTTGCAGACTTTTTCAGCCGCTGTAACTGTTGACAAGTCGTCCCAGGCAGATCCATCGTAAGCATATAGCTTGTTGTTGGTGCTGTCCCATACTAGGTAGCCTTCTCCACCGTCTGCTGGAGCAGCGGAAGGAGTGCCTGCTAATGTAGGAAGACGGAATGCGTCTACTTCATCAACTGCGTCGGAAATTGTTGGAAAGAGAATAGCGGATCCGACGTCGATGCTATTTTCTTTGTCTGCGAACATTAATTTGTCAATGACGTGCGCTCCGGAAGAATCAGTGATTGTTCCAGTAGTGGGGTCATTGAATGTAATGTCCTGGATTAGAGTGATGTCAGTGTTCTGCATGTCTAATCCGGTAGCGCTTAAAGAGGCGCTGGAGCCGTTGACGGTATACGAAGCAAGCGTAATGTCGTCAGATGCGCTGTTAAATTCTTCCTGTAGTCCGTCAGCGCCAATTTTTAAAAGTTTTACCTGAGCCATAGAGTCTCCTTTTTAGGTTAGTCGAGTTTTTTTACCTCGAAAGTTATGTCATCAATCACACAGTCTTTAAGATCAAATCCTAAATCTTCTTCCAGACTTAATTTAAATCGCTCATATTCTTTCTGCGCAGCTATTTTTTCTTGGTAGATTTTTGACTCTATTTGTGCGTGGTTTTTTAATTCTAGTTGTTTTATAATTAGCTCTTTTGTTAGCAAGTCTTTTTTGTAAACCGCTAATTTTTCGTTTAACTTAGCCGTTTTAAGTTCTTCTATGGTGCAGCGCCATTCCCAGTACTTAGAAGGCTCCATTTTTCCTATTGATGTAGGATCTTGAAATTCTACAACCTCTTCTTTCTTTTTTCTAGCTGGTTTCTTTTTTTCCGTCATTTTAAATCCTTATGTTTAAGTGGCTCTTCTTATTTGTGTTCCTACTTGTATTACTAATCTAGAACTTGTTAGAGATCGTCCTATGTGTATTACTATTTCTCCAGAGCCGGTTGGGGCTGTGGTTGTTATTTGACCTGCTGTACTTTCGCTTAAGAAGTAGTTATTGTCTGTAAGTCCTCCAAAAATTCCTGAAGTTGCTCCGCATACTTGAATGTTGCACACTGTACTAGATGTTTTAGCTACGCAGATTCCTACGACTTTGGAATTTGTCGAGCTGTCAGCTATTGCATTTACAGCAGTTCCACTGTTCATACGAACTACGGCGCCTATGAAGACGGTAGAGTCGCATGGTACAGATTCTATGATATTGTCTCCAGAAGCGCTGGATTCATAGTCTGCTACTGTATTTGAATAGGCGGAGGCTGCTTTTGTGTTTGCAGCACCCCGCTCTAGTACTTTAGTTGACATTTATTGCCTTTTTGGTTAGAGGCTTTTTAGTTTTTTACTTTTTAGTTTAAATTATAAGCTTCTCCAAACAAGCCGTTTCCAGCCTGTCTTTGCGCTATCCGTTTTGTATATTCGTCTTTAAATTCTGCCATTATTTATCCTTAATCTATAGAGTATATAACCATTTTATTTCTTGTAGCATCAGTTCCTGTTGTGTTACCTCCTCCGTTATCATGATTCACGGTAAATTCTAAGGTTTCGCCTTTTGTTAGATAAACTAAACCGGATAAAATTGGAACTTGTATAGTATTAGAAGCTAATCCACCGGAAATCCACCTGCTAGTCTGCACCTGAGTAGTCCCATTTCCGTTTTTATAAACTACAGTATCTATATTTTTATCCGCAGCCCATGAGTTAGTTGCAAAATAGGTCGTAAATGAGTAATAAAACATACCTGACCTAGGTGCCGTAAAGACGCCCGACGAAACCGAGTTATGAGAATCCGTTTCTTTTGTATTATATGGAATAGTTGTATTAGTTGCCGCAGTTAATGATGTCGCGGCATTATGGGAGTAAGTCGCATAAATTTTCTCACTAGGTAAAACTTCGCTCGGTGCTTGAACTTTAGCAATTGAGAAATAGGTATCTCTTGGAACAGGTGTGTAAAATCCCAATGCGCCAGCGGTTCCATTGTAAGCCTTAACTGAAACGGTGTCGCCTTTTTCAAGATAAAAGGTATCAGAGATTTGTGTTTGGACGGGGTGACTGGTTGTATTGTTCTCAAGATGTCCTCTACGTCTGAGTACAGTAGATCCATTTTTTATGATATAAATTTCTGCCGAAGCATTAGAAGTCCATCCAGTTGAAGCAGCGAAAGCAATCCCAGCATCAACTTGATAATAGCCCGTTTCTGGAATTGTATAATATGTGGAATTGGATTCAGTGGGATCGGTTGATCCAATGGTAAAACCTCCGTGTGTATCAAAGAGAGTTGTTTGGTATCCAACAAATTCAGCGGTGCCAGCCCCAACGGTGTTGGAGTCGGTGCCCTGAATCGAAGCAGCAATAATTCTACCACTTAAAGATTCCTCAACACTGAGTCCAGTTGACCAGCCTTTAATTGGAACATTAATCTGAAGAACAAACGATGGTCGTGTTGTAGCATTGTGAGCGGATGCACTACCCCAAGTATCTGCGGTTTCAGAGGAAGCTGCGCCAGCGTCGGTAACAACAGAAGAGGATACTAAGTAAAATCTGGTATCATCATAAGGGACAGCCATAACCATCCCGTGAATACCGCCGGCAGCTTGATTATATAAATTACCAAATCCTATATTTGTATGGGGATTAAATTCATTCTCAGAAGTTGAATATGTAACTTTATCAGAGTCGAAACTTAAACCTGTCGGTAGGCTTATTAAATAGGTTCCCGAACCTGCGCTAGATCCAGTACCATCAGTATCAAAACTATAGGTTGCTTCTAATCGATCACCCACTCTACGATAAAGAATGTCTTGTTTAGATATTGTTCCAAATGTAGGATCAGTAGTTACACCCTCAATAGTGATAGTGTTCTGAGTTCTACTATCCGAAACCGGAGTATACCTTGAACTGACAGCCGGAGTTACCTCAACATTATCGATATTAACCGTATATGCTGAAGCATTGGTGGAAGATATATGTAAAATTAATCTATAAGAAGTACTGTCAGCAGCAGCCTGGAAGCTTGAGAAAAACTTTCCATTTACTTCATTGGCAGCTAAATCCTCAGGAGCTATGCGAATTAAATTAGTGTTGGTGACATCGTAGATTTGAACTCTAATGTCTCCGTCAGCATAGGCGGTGCTAGTTTTATAGTCAAATGCGATTTTAAGCATTGAAGCTTTATCAGCTTCGTCGATTGTGAAGTCATATGAAACACCTTCGCCTTGTCGGTTGGCAGCATCTTTAGTTATAAGACCGTCGCCAGTTCCTCTGAGGGGAGTGGTAGTGTTTCGAGTAAAGGTAGTTGTTGCAACTCCGCCAGTTCCGTCTACTGCGTTTACTCCAGCGGCGTCCGCATATGTTGCATATCCTGTAGTGTCAGTTTCGAAATCATCGTTGTCAACGAAATTGATCCCTGCCGAGCCGTCGTTTTCTACCTGAATCCATGCCGTTGCAGATGCGTCATATCGCCATAAACCTTCTGGTCTAGAAGTACCGTCTGACATGAAGACCATTCCGTCAGCGGGATTACTGGGATCGGCTGATTGTGGGGTGAATGTGTTTGTGTTTAGTTTTGGGTTCTTTCCAATGTAGCTAATAACTGCCTCCTGGTTTTTACATCCTGTGGTTTTTTACACCATGTAGAAAAACTTCTATAGGACGTAAGTAAATTTATATCCTTGTATATGTTTTTTATATCCGTTTATTTGATTGTAAATGCCTTGTTTATATGATATTTTTAAATCTTTAGCCGCTTCCTCTACTGTATTATATATTTTATTAGTGTTTAAGCATTTTACTTTTTTTCTCTTTTTCAAAGAATTTCGTCTTTTTTGTTCGTTACTTTTTTGCTCTGGGTCCATGTTCTTCCACATCTTCGAAACTGCTCGATTGGCTGGTTTAGTATGCTCTTTTTTAAAGTTTTCGTCCTTGGAATTCCACCAATCTTTTTTAGATTTACTACACTTTTTTTTATACTCCGCCATTCTTATTTCATTATATTTTTCTGTAGTGTTTCCTCCAGTACCGCCTTTTGTAAAATTGCATCGTGGGGAATGTAAGCTTATTGCTATTATTTCCAGGTTGTCGGCTTCTTTACTTTCTAATTCATCTATAAGAATTATGACCTCCAGTCCGTGTTTTTTTACTACTCTTTTCCAATAGTTCGACCTTCCTTGCTCGCTATAAGCTCGATTATTCTTCCCCTTTCCTATATAAAACAACTCTTTGGTTGTCTTTGTATAATGAGCGTATACATAATAATTACTCATAGTCTCCACCAATCAGTGCCATCACTTACAAATACTGCTGATTCATAGTTGGAATCTAACGTAAAGTTTCCAGCAACTCCGTCGATTGATTCAGATCCGTTACGAGCTACTGTAATGTTGTTTGTGTTTGCAGATCCGCTGCTATCTTTTACACGAACAAAAGCATCTACTGCTGGTGCTGGTAAAGTTACTGTCACTGCTCCGCCAGATACGTCTACTAAATATGTGGCTCCACTGACTGCATTAGTGTTAGTTGATATGGAAGATACGTCAAAAATAGGAGGCGCTGTGGATGTTGTAAAAAGATTCCAGTTTGTGGAGGATCCGGCGTCGGTTTTTACATAGACTTCTCCAGTTCCCTGTCTTAGGTATAGGCTTGATGCTGGAGCGTTTTTTGCTACTAGTGTTGGATCGTCAGAATCATTGGTAATTATTTCAATTCCAGCTTTAAGTCTTATGATGTCTTTTAAGGCTTTTACTGCTGCGCCGTTAAATATGACTGCTGCCATGAATTCTCCTTGTAACCCTTGGGGTTAGTAGGCTATTAGCCTAGAAAGTTTATTGCAATACTTCCGGTTGTGATTGCACTTCCGGTTTCACTTGTAAGTTTTATAGCGGTTCCCGAAGAAATAGATACTTTCACCCGTCCTCCGCCTAGTGGAAGATATGCTAGTATGGCATCTGCTCCGTTTCTGATTGTCATAAACTCGCCTATGTCTTCTACTATTTCTAGTTCCTTGCAATCTGCGGCTAAGGAAGCTACTACGGTGGTTCCTGTAGTTGCTATGTTAGTTCCGGCAGCGTCTACTAACCCTGAGTCTAGGAAATCTACCGGAGTTAATGTATTTACGTCTACAGCTCCGATTGTATTTGTTCCTGTTGGTAGCGCTGCGGAAATGGTTACGTTTCCAGTGTCTACGGCGGTTACTTTTCCGTTTAAGGTGCTTAGTGTGGCTTCGGTAGCGGCTCCGGTAGGTAGAGGCAGAGATGCAGCCGAAACAGGTTGAGTTTCTGTTAAGTCAGCTTTTAGTTGTAATTCAGTCAAAAGAGCTGCTAAAGTTGTTTGCGTTGCAAAATCTTTTCCGGTTAAGGTGCTTAGTGTGGCTTCAGTAGCGGCTCCTGTAGGTAGAGGCAGAGATGCAGCCGAAACAGGTTGAGTTTCTGTTAAGTCAGCTTTTAGTTGTAGTTCGGTTAAAAGAGCTGCTAAAGTTGTTTGCGTTGCGAAGTCCTTGCCGTTTATGGATGCGAGCGTGGCTTCTGTGGCTGCGCCTGTAGGCAATGGTAAAGAGGCTGCAGATACTGGTTGAGTTTCTACGAGATCTGCTTTGCCTTGAAGTTCTGTTAACAATGCAGCTAAAGTTGTTTGAGTTGCGAAGTCTTTGGCATCGATAGACGCAAGCGTGGCTTCCGTAGCTGCTCCAGTTGGTAGTGGCAGTGAGGCTGCAGATACCGGTTGAGTTTCTATGAGATCTGCTTTGCCTTGTAATTCTACTAGTAAGGCAGCTAATGTGGTTTGTGTTGCAAAGTCTTTAGCGTCTATAGAAGCTAGGGTTGTTTGCGTTGCAAAATCTTTTCCGTTTATTGATGCTAAAGTGGCTTCGGTAGCGGCTCCGGTAGGCAATGGAAGTGTTGTAGCCGAAACAGGTTGAGTTTCAGTAAGATCAGCTTTTAGTTGTAATTCAGTTAAAAGAGCTGCTAAAGTTGTTTGCGTTGCAAAGTCCTTACTATCTATGGATGCTAAAGTAGCTTCTGTGGCGGCTCCAGTTGGTAATGGTAGTGAAGTTGCGGATATTGGTACTGGATTAGCTCCGCTTACGTCAATATCTCCAACTTGTATATTTGCATTTGCATTTAAGTCGTCATGTGTTGTTTGATTAGAATTAACTTCTAAAGATCCAGATGGATTTGCCTTTACGTTTACAAAGGCTCCTCCGCCCGCTGATGTCTCTCCAGCTATTACTGATTTTGTAACAGTTACGGAGCGATCGTTTGTAAGTCCGGTGTTAATTCTGTGAATACTTGTAAGTACGTTTGTGGTGTGTACAATTGTTTGAACTCTAAAAGTGCCTTGGGGAGTTGCGCCATTTGTGTATACAAATCTAAAATATTGTGCTGTAACTGGAAATTGAAATCTTCTAGTTTGGGAAACTGATATATCTAAGTTGTAGCTGTTTACTTCATCCCAGTTTGTGTTGTCAGATGAAAATTGAAATTGCATACCATCTACGGCGGAGTCTTGATCTGCAAATATTGTTATGGCAACTGCTGCGTATTTCGAAACATCGGTTCCGGTTCCGGTAAATGTTGCTCCAGCTCCTAGAGTTGCGGTTGTGGAGTTGTTTGAGTCTATTAGGTTTTCTAGGATTTTACCATCTAATGAGGTTAAGGTGGTGGATTGACCATCTAATTCAGTATTAATACCTTGCAATTCTGTGATTTGAGAATCTTGTTTAGCTTCTGTAGCTGCTCCGGCTGCTATAGCTGCTGATGATGGGGGGTATAGAAATTGTGCCATCGTTATGCTCCTACGGTTTTACTGGTTAATGTTGCAGTTAAAGTTCCAGTTCCGGAGCCGGCAACATATTGGATTCTCATAGCTCTAAATGGGAGTTCATTGAATATAAGGTCATGATTTCCTGTGTTTCCGCTTATGGATATGGTGGAACCGAAGTCTAATTCCCGCCATAAAGGGCTTTTGTCTGGATCGTCATTGGTGGCTTCTATGGTTACGGTGCCTACTGGAGCTGTTCCAGACCATTCCAGGACTATAGAGGCTTTGTCCAGGTTTATGACATTTGTAGTAGAGGAGGTGATGTTGACTGATAAATCTTCAGATTCCAACATCTTATAGGTCTTAACGACGTTTTTTCGTGACATTTAGGCTCCTTGTGGGCTCAGACTTGTAGGTCTTAGCGGGTTCTATATTAGTAAAATTGTTAGCGTTGCGCTATTCTATTTTGTTTAGTTTCCTCTCTGGAAGCTCTGTCGAGTTTGTCAGCTCTGGCAGGAGTTGCTTTAGACTGAGAAGGCGCTTGAGAAGCTTGAGAGTCTTGTTCAGATTCGGCTTGATCTGCAAAAGATTGCTGCAAAGCGGCTAAATGCTTTGGTTGAAGCGAGATGTCTGACGGTATGTCTAGCAGTATTCCTACTTGGATTCTTTTTTGTAGCGGAAGGACTATGTTTTTTTCCGTTCCGTAGGCTAGGACTGTCTGCTGAAGACCTTGAAAGATTTTAGGATAAACGACTTGTAAGGCTTCGGCACCTTCGCGAGTTAAGGTTCCAGCGGCGAAATCTTCTATTACTGACATAGGGTTGTTTACGGCTGTTAAGTATCTTTCGAACTTTCGAAGTTGTATTTCAGAAGGTTCAAATTCATGTTTTCTGAACATTCCTCGTTCTGTTAAAGGCTTTGGAAGCTTTGAAGCTAAAAAGTCTATGCCTCTGACGGCGGTGTCGATCATTGTCATTGCGGAGCGCGGCGCGGCTTCATACATTGGGAGAATTTTTCGACCTATTAGTTTTTCTAGGAGTTCTGGTTCCGTTTTTAGCCTTGAAAGGTTGTTGCTTACAGTTTGGAAGGCTTCCATTCTATTTTTTGGTTTCTTTTTGGTATCGTCGTATGGTTTTGATAGTTCGCTGTTAATTAATGAAACTCTAAAAGTGTCTTTACCATATTTGCTTGCGAACCTATTGACGGGTTTTAAAGTTGTTCCGGTGGCGTTTTTAGCGCCTTCGAAGAATTTAGATACGTATCCTTTTACAGCTTCGTCGTTTTTCTTTCCGGCTTTTTCTAAGGCGTGTATAATTCTGGCGCGTTTTACCATTTCTGATTCTAATAGAGCTTTTCCTGCTGCAATTGTTCCGGCGACTTCGATTCCTCCTATTCCATGACCGAGTATTGCTAGTCCTAGGTTTTTGAAGTCTAGTACATTTTCAAGAGCGCTTTTTCCGCCGCCTTTAGCTTCTTTTTTCATGACATCGTCGATAAGTCTTTTAGTCATTCTGATGTCATAGTTTATTTTTCGAAATTGGGCTCCGCCTCCTGGAATGTTCTTTTCTGCTATATCTTTGAGTGTGTTGTTTATTTGTTCTCTTATTTTTATTAGAGCATGGTCGGCTGTTTTTTTATCACCCCAATTTACTACTTCGTCAATCTGTCTTCTAAGTTCTAATAAGTTTTTTGATTTTTCAGCTAGTCCGACATTAGGTACTAGTTTATAAGTTCTTCCGTATTTAGCATGAGGGGCTGAGTCTGGTAGTATTTCTTTTGAGTGTACTTTTTTTCTGAAATCTTTTATTAGTTTGTTCATGTATCCAGTTCGATTACGTTCTTCGACGCCTTTTAAGGTGGATAGCATGTCTTGATAGAGTTTGTATGCGGGAGTACTGACTTTTGAATCTACTTCTTCGAATAGTTTATTGGCGGCGTTGGCGGTTCTTTTTTCTACGTTTTTTAATTGATTTAAAAAGTGGTCAGCTCTTTGAATATTTTTTATTTTTAAATTTTCATGTGTCCAAGAAGCTACGTTGTCATATAGGTCGGGATTTTTCTCCCAATTGACTCTTCGAGATGGAGTCCATCCTAAAATATCTCCCATTAAGGAGTTAGCATCTGTAAGTTTTTCTGATTTTTCCTTGAGTACAGCCTTCATAGCTTCACCTTTAGGTCCTAGTGATTTTCCTAAAGATTCTCGAACTTGTTTTGTCCCTGATGCTATTTTTTTTCCTGCGACAGATCCTAAAGCTGGAAGTATTACTAAGCCTGAGGAAGTAGCTCCACCTAGTAAGGCGCCCATGCCGATGTTAGAGACAAGATTTTCTACGCTTAATTCTACATCATTTAAAGCGTTTTCAGATATTAAATGACCTACTCCATAGAAACCGCCTTCAACGGCTCCGCCAGCGCCTTTGGCTATTGTTTGTTTTATAATGTTGTGAACTGTAGAGTCTTTTCCGTATTTTTTAATTACATTTGCTAGAGCGGTTTCTGCGGTTTTTCCTGCGGCTTGTGCTACTCTTGGTAAAGCTGTTGCGGTAGAAGCGACTTTTCCGGCGGTAGCGGCGACTTTTCCAGTAGTAGTAGCGGCTTGTGCGGCTTTTGCGGCGGCTCCACCTGGAAAGGCTAGAGAAGCTGCTAAACCGCCGACAGATCCTACTCCGGATGCAAATGGGTTGGCTTCTCTTCGTCCTGCAAGGTCTTCAGCGTCTACTAGTCCTGATTCTACTAAAGCTTTGTCGGATATTCCTAGAGTGGCGGCGCTTAGTGCGGATTCGGCAGCCGTTCTAAGGTTTTGGTCGCCGTATTTTTGTTCTACTTCTATTTTGTTTAAAGCTTTAGATACTGCGACTTCGTCGTCATTGTCGAATACATGACCTTGTATGGGATCGACTTGCGGATTAGAAGGAGTTGTAGAACTTGAAGGAGTTCCAATGGCTTCTAAGGCTTTGTCGGCTGCTATATCTGCTTCAGATTTTAAGACTTTTAAGTCTTGATTATCTTCAGGGGCTTGCTTTTTTGTCATATAAACTCTTATAGTTTGTTGAAGTTATAATCCCACTCATTCACTTTTTGTAATGCTTGTACGGCGGTTATTCTATCCAATTTTGGATTTTTTTTCAACATAGCCTCGATTCTGGCTTCGTTTTTAGAAGGAGGTAGTTGTAGTCCAGTAGCTCGTAGGTTTTCTATCATTCTACTTTGAACAGATCCTAAAAAGCCTCTCATTTTTGTTTTTTCTACGTCTGACATTCCATCGGCGAATTTAGTTGGATCACCTATAAGTCCTTTTACGTATTCTAGTTCCGCTGGAGTCATAACACCTGGACCTAGTACTTCTACTCGGTTTTCTCCGATTAGGAAGCCTATCTGGGATTGTAATGATGCGGCGGTTTTACTTAGGTTTGCTGAAGCTAGTATTTTATCTCCTGTGTCTATTTGCTCCATGAGGTTTTCCATCATGTTGATTTGATTTACAGCTCCGTTGTATTTACCGATTGCGAAAGTGGTTTTATCTGCTACGGTTGGAGAAGTGAGCTTTTGGTATCTATCCATGCTTGGTAGGTATACGTATGATTTTGCTCGCTTTTCGTCTACTGCAAGATATTGTTCTCTTGTGAGACCTTTGTTGGCTACTTCGTTCTTAAAGACTTGCGCTTGCTGTAGTTTTTCTTGTTGTTTCATTGCTAGTTTAAGTCTTTCGATATGCAGTTTTGCACCTTCCATTTGCAACATTCTTTCAACCTTCATAAGATTAGTTTTAGCGTTTTTTTCGTTTGTTGCTTGGGCGGCTTTTCTTATATTTACTTGTTGTTTTTTTAGTATCATTTCTTCTTTGGCAAGTCTTTGTTCTTCGGTTAATTTTTTACCTTTTAAAACAGAGTCTTTTGCATTTTGATAAGCTTGTATGAATCTATTAGGACCTCTATCGCCTGCCATAGCTTGTCCAGCTCCGGAAATACCTGCTGCTAGTGCAAAAGCTATTTTTCCCCAAATGCTCCAAACTTTTTCACCGTCTTTATCGACAACTTCGTCGGTTTTTGCTTCCTCATCTTCTCTTTTTATGGTATTGAGGGCGCCTTTTATTTTGGTTTGTATTTCGTCATTAGTCTTAGTTACGTGGTCTTGAACGGCTTTTTCAGTTGCTACATTAGTTTCTATTTGTTTCTTTTTTTCAATATACTGCTCGGCTATTCTTTTGTTTGATATAGCATCTTGCTCTTGTTGATTTTTCTTTAAATGACCTATCATGATACTTTCTTCTTCGGCTAGGTCAGATTGTTTCGCGTCTATTTCTTCCTGACGTAACCGACGATCTGCTTCTTCTGGAGTTTCTTGTGGCATTGAAGGATCAAATTGAGGTTCTTCGTTTATAGGTAGAATCCCATGTGGATCTAGTTCTTCTCTTGAAGGTCCTGGAGGTAGTGGAGCTTCTAGGCTAGAGGCTTCAGGGTTTATAGCTGTTGGAGGTACTTGAGCTTCGGGATTTACAGCTTCCATAGGGGCTTCGGGAGCTACTGGAGCTACTGGAGCTACTGGAGCTGGTGGTACTTCAGGTTGAACGCCGTTAAAGTCTTGTGGAAGGTATCCTGATTCTTTTAGTTTTTGTAAGTTTTGTGCATTTTGCAATGCTGCTAATTTATCATTCATTACTTCTTCCTTTTTTTCTCAATAGCTTCTAGTCTTTTGTTTAAATGAGCTTGTGATGCTAGGATGGCTCCAAAGCCTTTTCCGAAGTCAACTTGCTTAATGCCTTCGGGTGAATGATGGACCATGCTTTTGCCTACGGCTCCTGATTTTTCTAAATCTTGTGCCATGATTCCTAGATATTTTTCTCTTCCGGCACCTGGCATGTTTTTGTACTCATCTTTGTACTCAAAAGAGTAAGGTTTTATAGCGTCCAAAAACTTTTTAGGTGTGAAATCTGAGTCTTTTTGTTTTGTTTTTTCGTCAGACATTGCAGCTAATGATTTTTTGTGAAGATCTGCTCCAGCTTGTGCAGCTTTTTCATATTCTTGTTTTGCTGCATCTGCTCCGGAAGCTATTCCTTTTCCTAATTGACTTCCTGCGTCTCCTAAGGCGTTTCCCAGTTTTTTTCTGCTTGCATCAGCGTTTTTAGCGTTAGTTCTTTTATGTTCTTTAATGTTTTTAGTGGCACTTTTAGTTTTTTTGGAAAATGCAGAAGCTATTTCGGATGTTTTCTTTTTTACGAAACTTTCGTCGGCTGGTTTAGCTTTTTTAGTTCTTTCATCTGACATGAGTGGGAGTGCCGCTGCACCTATAGCTCCGCCTGCACTCATTAATCCGCTCAACATTCCACCTTCTTTTGCAGCTTGGGCGGCTTGTGCGCTTGACTGAGCTTGTAGGTTAGCGCCTGCTAGTCCGGTGTATTGGTTTGTTCGTAGTCTTTCTAAATCAGCTCTAGCAGCTTGATCAGCTTGTCCAAACTTTAAGGCTAGTTCTGGAGCTGCCATTGATAGTTGAAATTGTTTGTTTGCTAATTCTTCTTCTAATTGTCTAGCGCCTAAAAGTTGTTGAGAAGATGCTAAGTCTCCGGCTCTCATTTGCTCGTTTGCACTTCCTAGGAGCTGTTGAGCTTGAAGTTGCTCTGCCATTCGAGCTTGTGTAGCTTGTTGAGCTAGATCGGCTTGAGCGGTTGATTGTTGTCTCATGAGTTGACGCTGTTGAGCGCCTACTGGACCTCCACGCATAGTTGATGCGGCTGCCATTTGTTGTCTTAAGGATCTGTCTTGAGCTGATTTTAATTGAGCTTGAGCTAGTGAAGGACCTTGACCGGCGGCTTGACGTTCTAAGCTTTGTTGAAATCTTAGTTGGGCTTGTCGAGACTGGTTTTGATTTCCAAGGCTTCCGCCGAATTGTTCTCTTCTTGTGTCGGCTTGTTTTTGCAAAGCAATTCGTCGTCGGTCTGCAATACTTCCAAGATTGTGCAATCCCCATTGAATTTGACCTACACCACCGGCGCCAGTGTGAAGTTTAAAAGCTTCTGGATCTATATATCTTTCATTTGCTTGAGCTACTTTAGATTTTGCTTTATTCCCTATCCCAAGACCTCCTAAAGCGGTGCCTACTATCGGTACGTTGCTGACTGTGTCCATTACTGGTTTTGTGACTGATGAAACTACTCCGCCCATTATTTCTCCTATATATCCTTTATGAAATATATTGCGTCTTCATGGCTGGAAGCTAGTTTGAATCCGTAGCCTAGAAGAACTTTCAAGCTAGAGGTGCTTCCCTTTGAGGAGGGTCGGACCGAACCTAGCATTTTGTTAATTCCTTTTTGTTTTGCTATTTTTGCTATTTCGTCTGCAAGCCTTGAAGCTTCTTTTCCCTTTCGGTATTCTTTTTCGACGAAAATATCTTCGATATAGACATAGTCATTTTCGAAGAAATAAATAGCAAATCCTATTTCACTTTCAAGAATTTCTTTGTTTTCACGTTCTTTTTTATATTTGGCATACATCGATCTGGTCATAAAATCCTCCCAAATACAGTATACCATATTTACGACGCTCCGTAAACTCTGGTCTGATCTGGCTTAAATTCTGACCACTTATTCCCTACTACTAGCAAAATGTTAGATAATTGCAGCCCTTCGCCGTAGTTGTCGCTTTGAGATTCTTCTAATCTGAGCTTAATGCTTTGGCATTTTTGCTGTTTCATGTCGATTCTCATTTGGTACTGGTTTCCGGTGCCTCCATAGGGGCTTCCTGAGCCGTAGGGAGAGTCTCCTCCGTAAACCGTAGTAGCTGTGAAATCGGACGTATCTATTAGACTTTCCTGTGTAAAGGCGTCTAGGTAGTTATAGGCTAGTTTTAGCTTTATTTTATGAGGAGATTTGTATTCTCCCAAAATAAGGGCTCTGTAGATCCTGGCAAAGCCTTGAACTCCGCCGGCTGAGATCCATGCGGTTTCTAGGGCTATTAGGATTGGGGAGCCGTTATCTGTGAAATGCGTAGCGGATTTGAATATGTCATTAGTTTCTCTAATGTAGTAGTAGTCATTTCCTAATACAGTGGACGAGATCCCTTGATGGTTTGTGAACAATACCCATTTGTTTACTAGGTAGTTGTATGATAAACATTGATCATCGGTTAGGAATCTTACCTGATTTTTATTAGGTATAAAGCTTGCTGATTTAATGGTTAGGTCATTGTAGTCTTCTACGGGAGCGCCTATGTAGGTTGTGTTAAGGCTTCTGTCTATCAGGTAAATGCCTTTTTCGGATTGAAACATGATTCCTGACGGTATTCTTACGATTGAGTTTTGAGTTTTGCAGCCTACGTCTGAAGATATGAGTTCTGGTTCAATGAATGTATTTTGCTCTCCTAAATTATTAGGACCGTCGCCAGACATGTAGTAGATGGCAGTTTCTTTGAAGATTATTAGTTTGTCGTCTAAAGCTGCTACGGCTGTGATGTCTCCGCCTCTGGAATTTACCTGTTGAATCAAAGTGTCATTAAATTGTACAGGCTTTCCAGGTTGTTGTATTTTAGAGTACTGGATTGAATTTTTGTTTTCCAATCCTGCAAGTATTATTCGGTTTTGAAAAGTTTCTATAATGGATGCAGCGGGAGCAGCTATGTTGTCTAATTCGCCTCCGGTTGTATATATTAGTTCATTTGACAGTATTGTTAAGTCGGCTAATGTGTCTTGAATAGTTACTGTGTCTATTGTAGTGTCGTTATAGACTGGAGAAGTTGTGGAAGTTACTTTATATAAAACGGTTCCGTTGGCTTCTGATCTGTATAATTCTATTACTGCGTTTGATTTTTCAGTTATTCTTAGAGTTGGGATTTGTATGTCTACCGTTTGTGTAGCGGTTCCGCCTGATAAGGTTACTTCTAAGAACTCTGATGGAGCTGATCTATGCTCATTGCCTTTGTTGTCTATCCAACTATAGACGGCAGCGTACTGGTAAGTTCCATCCGACATATTTCCGCCAATAGTGGCGGTGGCGGAATTTACAAGACCTTCAGGGAATATGTGGAATCCGTGTTCTACGATTTCTTTTCCATCATAGGCTTGTATAATTCCTCCGGCGAAATGTAGGTTTGTGCCTAGACGAGCGTTGTCATATTTTACGGAATTGTCAAAGTCTAGGGAAGTACTGTTCACGCCTAGAAGGCTGAATAGAGTGTTGTCTTCTGAGATGTTTCTGTTTTTAATTTGACTCGTCAGCAAATACTTGCTAGTGCTTATGCTGGTTACTTTACTAAGCTTATAAGTACTTAGAAGACCTCCTGATACGGAGTAAGATATTTTTGAAACTACTTCAGAGTCTTTGTTGAGTATAAATATTGTAGATTGAAGAGAGGATGCATGTATTGTTGGTAAGTATATTTTTTGATCATGGGTGAAAGCATTTGCTATTATTCCGCAAGATCTTTTGAAGACTGAAGCGGTGCCTATTACTGATGCTGTAGTTACTGTATTGGATCTTATTAAGTGATTAGAGGCGCTGGCGGCTGATTGCTCATAAAATACGGTGTAAGTTGTTCCGTCCTCAGTACTCATTGTAGTTCTAGTTATATTGGCTACAGTTTCTACTACATTATAAGGAACTATGTTTGCGGAAAGGGAAAAGTTTTTAACTGCACATTTTACCTCAGTTCCGTTGTAGAATGATACGCCTATACGACCTTGGTAGTCTGGGTTAAGTGTTAAAGCCGTTGACGGAGCTTCCGCGTCGGCTACTCCAGCCGATAAAGTGTCATCGTCTAATAGGTAGAAATATTTTAAATCTGCGGCGGCTGAGTAGTATGCTATGAAGACTCTGTTATTTACTTGGCAAGTGTCATAGATTTTATTTCCGGCGTTTAGGTCGGCGTTGATGATGGTTACTTCTGACTCTATTTCAGTTGGGTTTGCTATATCAATTTTTCGGAATTTTATGCTGCTTCCGTCAATGAAAAAAATGTAGCAGGTTGCCTCTGTTATTTCAATGCTTGGAACGGTTCCGGAGGCTGTTATTTCTACGTCGCTTATTAGTTCATTTTCAGTAGCGGCGTCTATCATTGTGATTCTGATCCCGCCTCTAGTGTCTTGCCATGCGTAGACTTGAATATCGTTTTTATGTCCTGAAGCTAGATTGTATTGTTGATAATTATTTCTAACTATTGGAGTTGAGGTTGGAAATATGTTGGATATGGTTCCTTTGTTGGTCCATTTATTTGTAGAGTCTGAGTAAGAGTATAGATTGGTGTCGTTTGCTACACAAAGTTCATTTTTGTACGTTGTAATTTTTCTAGGATCTGTAATTGAGGAGCTTCCTAGGATGTCTACAGATATGCAGTCATATCCTGTTCGTTTTACGTACTTTCCAGGATCTTCAAATTCTACGTTCTCTAAGATTCTTATAGATCCGATAGTTTTTTGGTTTTCGTCTATTTTAGTTTCGACGCCTTCTACTAATGGGATCGGTATTGTTTGTTTTCTTAACATTTATAAATCCCTTATGAGATATGCCATTCACTAGTTCCGTCGCCTACAATTGTCCAGCTTCCGTAGTTGGATGATAATGTAGCTGATGAATCTCCGTCTATAGTATCGGCTCCGGTTACTGCTATTGAAATGTTATTGGCGAATGATTGTCCAGATACGTCTTTTATGATGTAGAAACGACCGTTAGAGACTGCTGAAGCTGCTGGTAATGTGATAGTTCGTGATACTGTGGTGTCTACTAATAAGTAGGAGTAAGTGTCTATTGAGTTGATACCTAAGTTTGCTGAGACTGCTAATGTTTCATAGCTATTAGTGCTTGGAGTTGCGGATACTAAGGAGCCTCCGGAAGTTAGTTGAACAGCTACTCCAGAGCCGTTTGTCCAGTAAAGGTTTCCTAGAACGCTGTGTAGACCATTACTGTTTGCGGAGCCGGTTAGGGCTGCTGATTGTTCCTGGAATCTTGCAGATTTTAATTCGTAGATGGAGTTGTCGTTAAATTCTAAGTTTGAATTGATGAACAAGCCTGCTGGAGTTACTTTAGAGCCTTTTCCGCTTGAATGGTCGTGGGCGTCTATCATTTCGATAGCTGTGTTTAGTGCTGTAGCCCATTCAGGTCCTTCTGTGATTGATACAGTTGGAAGACTTAGGTTCATATTTGGAGTAGCCATATTATTCCTTTAAAAAATCCATAAATCCACTTGTACTGCATGAGAGCAGGCTAGTGAAAAAGTTTGTCCAGGAGCAGGGTTAGTGTCCTGCAAATCCCATATTCTTGCATCAGCTCGCTTACGTACGACTATGTAGCCTAGAGGAAGTCTTCCAAGCTTGTGCTGTACTTCGTTTCTTTTTCCTGGCTGTAAGTCTACACATTTTAATAAAACTCCATCAATTATTTGAGAGTTTATTATAGGCTTTAAAACCAGTTCTACGTTTTCTTGCAGCTTTGAAGATTCTTTATCCTTTAAAGCTAACTTTTTAAAGTTTTTTACAGACATTAGCTATCCGATGTATAGAATATGTAATCAGTGTTATCGGCGTAAATGTCAGTTATTTGCTCAGATTGCCCAGCGTCACGGTTTTGGGCTGCTTGTTCAATTCTTTCAACTATGCGACCGCGTTCGGCTGCTAATGCTCTTATGTCAGATTCTTCTTTGTGTCGCATTTTCATAGCTGCGGTTACTATTACGTAATCGGAGTATTGATTAACATCATTTAAAGAGTCTGTATCTGCTGAAAGTTTTGAAGCTACTGGAATGTACCATAGTCTGTAGTCTACGTTGCTATCTGGCGTAGGAGTGAGTTTTAAATTGCCTCCCATTACTCGGTATCTTATATTTGATATTCCTAAAAGTGTCCAGCTTCCAAATCTTTCATATTTATTTCTTTCGTTAAAATTAAATGGAGGTACTGTGAACCAGTCGGTTCCGTTTAATCTTACGTCAATGCCTCGTAGTTTGTAGAAGTCTGCTGGAAGTGCGTAGTCGGCTGTTCCGGATGTGGTAGTGCCTTCGACGGATTCTAAAAAGTAATCAGATCCGTATGTTTGTACTAGGAGGTCATGTAGTTCTGCGATTGCAAAATTTATGTAGTTAGTTAGTTCAGCGTCGGTAACAAATTGACTTTGTTCCATGTCAGCCATTTGACGGGCTTGAGTTTTTAGTTCTGCTAATGTAATTGCCATTTAAGCCTCGTAAAGAAATTAAGGACGATACAGGTTTTTAGTCTGTACCGTCCAAAATTGGTTAGTCTTCTTTGTGCATAGGATCATCATGCTCTTTTGCCATTTCTAGGAATTGTAGTAAATGACGTTTAAGAGCTTTAGAGTCTTTGGACTCGATAGCGTTGATGATTCCATCGCAACAGGCGCTTTTTGCCATGTCGTTGTCAACTTCGCCTTCAGGCTTGTGCTGCGACATTTCTTCTTTGTATCCGGAATCCATTGATGGTTTTCCAATACGTTTGATGATTATTGTCGCTAAACCTTTTCTTTTGTCCTTCAGTAACATTTTTAGTCCTTTTTGTTAATAGACTAGTTATCTTCTAACGCTAGTGTTTTTAAGCTCTAGTTTGATAAGAAGAGTACTTCCATCTGAAGGATCAGTTTCAACAGCAGCAGCTTTACACTGAAATTGAACAGTCTTAGAAGTTGCTACGGCTTCTGATTCGATTTGAAAAGTAAGGTCTTCTGCTGTTGCAAAAATTTGCTTAACGTCAAAGCCTACTAGTGCGTTGTACTTGTCATCTAAAGTTACGATGTAAACACCGGCGCTGTCGCGAGTTACTGATGCTACACCTACGCTGTTGTCGGCGTCAAGTGTTGGCGCTCCAGAAGCTCCGATAGCTACTTTTGCGTGAAGTACTTTTACTTCTCTTGTTAATGATTGTAATCTGTGAAAATTTCTGTTTGCCATGGTGTGACTCCTTGTTAGTCATTTAGTCAGAGGGAGGCTACCCCGCTGCTTAAAAAAACTAAGGAAGCCCGAAGGCTCCCCTAGTCGTTAGTTTAATTATGCAAGTTGAATACGAGCGTTGTATCCAGGAGCTTTACAGCCCATCTGAGCGTAGTAGCCGATTCGAACTTCTACAGCGTCAGCGCCAGATTCACGCAACATTTTCATTCCGTCAGAATCAAGGATCTTAGGAGCTTTACCTAAACTGTAAAGTTTCCAAGTATCCATTTGAAGCATGTAAGCAACGTCTTCTGGACAGTTTTGATCAGGCATAACCTTGATCGGTCCACGAGGTCCGTTTACCATGATTCCACGGAAGGCAATTTCAACATTAACTCTTTCGTCAACATATTGAACTTTTGATCCAAGAGCTTTTTCTAAGTCAGCATACTTGCTGTAGCTTAGGAAACAGTGAGTTGGTTTTCCACCTTCTCTACCTACTCTTGAAGCAGCGCCGATTAGAGCTTCTTCGATTGGCTCGGCAGATCCGTCATATCGGATACCAGCAAGACGAGTAGCGTCAACAGATCGGTTTACAGAGAAGAAACTGTCAGATCCGCCTGGAGCAGAAGCAGGAAGCCATGCAGCAAGACCTTTAAGTTTTAGATCGTAGTCACCTTCTACGAAGATGTAATCGTCAGTAGCAACACCTGTTCCGCCGTCGATAGCAGAAGCAGCGTCAACAGTTAAAACGCCAGAGTCACGATTAACACCGTTTACAGTGATTGTTCCTGATTTAACAGATCCACCGCCGTCAGCAGTAGAAACAACGATTTCCATTCCAACTTCAAAGTTAGTAACGTCTTCTACGTTTTTAAGTTGGATAGAAGTACCAGTTGTTCCAGCGCTAACCTGACCGATTGAACCAGATCCAGATCCGTACATAGCGATAGCTAATGAACGAGTGTTAGAGTTGATAGCGCCGTCGATTTCTAAAGTAGCAGCTTCCATAAAAGCGTTTGCGTTACCTTTAGAAGCTTCTAGTGTTTCGTTATCGATAGAAGCTAAAGAGTAGTCTTTATCTCTAGTAAGAACAAAGTCAACCAATTGGCTGTTTGTCTTATTAGCTTGAGCAGTACTGAAAGTAGCAGAACGTCCTTGTGGGTTTCCATAAACAATAGGAACTGGAAGGTTACGTCCACCGAATTGCTCATATTTTGCAATCATAGCAAGAAGTGGGTTGTCTGAGTAAACCATATTCTCGATACGGTCGCTTGTGTAGTGCTGCTTAAGTGCAGCGTCAAATGAAGTTAGGTCCAAAGCCATTTTATACTCCTAAAAGTAAATTAAAGTTAAAGTTATTCATTCCACCTTAGCAAACTTGCCGCGGCGGCTATTGACTCATCTTTCGTCAGTTTTCGCTTTGTCTCTGTTTGAGGCGACGTAAGACTGTTTGAGAGTGTTGGGCTACTCTTTACTTCTTTAGTTGGCATTGGCTCCGGTGCCGAGCTATATCGGCTTTTGAGTTTACTTGTGTTCTTGAAAAGACGGTCTGCTTCCTCCTCCAGATACGCCTCTACTTGGTCTGCTGCTTCTTCGTTGCTCATGACTCGTCCAGTTGCCTTCCAATGCTCCTCGATTACGTCAAAAACTACGCTAGAAGCGTCATTCGCTCTAATGAGTTCATAGTTCTCGTTATTATTAATGAAATTTGTTAGCTGATATTTAAAGTTTTCAATAACTTCTTCGTGTTTTCTCTGTTCTTCTCTTTGTTCCTTTTCTAGAAGCTGATTTTTGATTTCTTCTAACTCTTTGGAATATTTAGAGTCTAAATCTTGCTTCATGAGTTCCATTTTCATTTCGGGGGTTAAATTCCCGTCATTTAAAGCTAGATTTGTTAAAGTTTCGAAGTTTAGTCCAAGTTCTTCTAATGTCTGCAGAGGGTTTCGCTTTAGTCGGTATTCTAAAGGTAGTTCTGGCTCGCTTGAAGTTTCCATTACTTCGCGCTGCTCTGGTTCTTGCTGCATAGAGGACATACGTTCTTCTAATTCTGCGATTTTTTGCTCTAAAGCGGCTTCTTTTTCTCGGATAGCACGTTCGCGCTTTGATAAGGCTGCGAATTTTGAGGAGAATTGATCCTTTTGCTCTTGTTGTTGTTGCTGTGTTTCCACTTCCTGAGATTCTTCGGAAGTTTCTCCAGCGGGTTTTAGAACCTGTTCAGTTTGACTCTGATTCATGGATTGTTCTAATTGAGTGTTGGCATCGTGTTGAGCGTAGGCTTCGCTTGTTCCATCGTGCGAATTTCCTGATTCTACTACTTGTGCTGTTTGTGCGGCTTGTTCTGACATGTTGTCTCCTTACTTAGTTGAGCGTAATTGCTCGCCTTTCGGCAGTTTTTTATTATACTGGCAAAAGATCCGATGTTGGCGGAACTTCTGGTACAGCGGTTGGTTCTACGGGCATACCGGCGTCTGGCATGGGGGCTTCTGGCATTGCGGCTTCCGGCGGTAATCCCGCCATTTCCGGAGGTAGCTCCTGAGGTAGTTGACCTTCTTGAGTCATGAGTTCTTCTTCGTTTGCCATGAGTTCTTTATCTGAGACTTCTGGTGTGGCGGCGCGAGTCATAAGCTCGTTTGCGTCTTCGATCCATCTAGTGAGAAGTTCTAAACGGTCTTCTGGGACGTTTTTGTTTCTATATAGAAGGTATGATTGTTGCATTAGCTTGATACCCATTTGTAGATCCTGGTAAGGTTCTGGAGTTGAGTATTCTCCTTTGTCTATGATGCGCTCGATAGTAGCTTCGATGTCTTCTATGGCGGCGTTTTCTCTATCCATTGCAGATTTTAAGTCTGGGAAGTCTAGGAGTTTTAAGCCTAGTTTTGGATCGATTAAGCCTGCTTGCATTAGTTCCTGAATGTCTGATAGCCTTCCTGATGGGTGCTTTGATAGAGAGGAGGTTGGGTAGATTTGCATCATGTATTGATCTTCTTTTAGATCTATTTCTTTCCAGTCTATTGTTTCAAGGAATCCTTCGCCTTTTACTTTTACTTTCATTTCGCCGGTTTCTTCGTAGATGTCTTTTGACATGTCGATGAAAATTTTTGCAGCTTCCATGAATGATTCTTCATATCTCATGCCTACGGCTTGGAATCTTTCTGATTCGATGTCGGTAAATTCACGTAAGGCTTTACCACTTTCAAGTCCTGCTGGTTTTGCAGATTGTGCGGATAGTTGGGATATTCCGATGATTTCGTATGCGCGGTTGAAAAGCCTGTCAAGGTGCTGAAAAAGATCTTGAGGGATTGCGCTTACTGATTCATAGGAGGGTTTAGTTCCTACGTATTTGATGACTCCGCCTATTTTGTTATCTAGGTGAGCCGTTACAACTTTAGAGGAGGCTTCCACGAATACTTTTGGAATACTTGTAAGGTGCATGGAGACTTGGATCGTTTTTAGGATTTTGTTGATCTCTAGCTGGATACCCATTAGCTGTTCTGCGATACCTTGTCCGAAGAATCCTAGAGGTCGAGTTCCCCATCGGATGAATACGAATGGTAGATAGTCTTTGGTATATTCTTCTTCGAATAGGGTGCAGTTTTCGATAGTGATTGTGTGTTTTCCGTCGTCTGCGTCTTTTCCGGAGCGTAAATGCCAGGATTCTACGACTGTGATCATGTCGTTTTGAGTGTTTGAGTTGTAGTATTCAGATCCTAAGCCTAGTTGATCGATGAATCCATGTTTGTCAGGGAACATTGCTTTAACCATGTCCTTGTGGATTTGTTTTTTCTGATGAATCTGTCTAGGGGCTCCGTATAAGGCTTCGCTGTCGTCGATGATGATTTCGTCGATCATGACTCTTTCGGCTTTTATTTCTGTTCCGTCACGAAAGAATTTTATGGCGCCGGTTCCGAAGATACAAGCGTCCATGAATGCTTGTGTTGCGATTTGATAGTATTTTGCGGATTGGAATCTGCCTTCTGCGAACTTTCCTAGTTTTTTTCCACGCTGTTGAAGGCTGAAGTCGCCCCCGTCTGTGAGGAAAGTGGGCTTTGGACGGTTTTTTGTAATTTTTGAAACTACCGTATCGATCATACTTTGAACGATGTTGAAAGTTACTCGGTTGGTTGTGTTGTATGCTGAGGATTGGCGGGCGTATTGGTAGTTTTGAAGTCCCATGAGTTCGAAGTTGCCATAAAGTCTCATGTGGCGTAGATTGGCGGCACTTCTGTAGGATTGCTGCTCGTCAAGGTGCTTTATTTTAGGAAAGACGCTCTTGTGAAGTTCGTCAGCTTTTTCCTTCCACCAATAAGGGTTATTACGGTTCCAGTTATCTAGTGCCATTTGCTATCCTTAAGTGTTTGATGACCAGTATAGATCCTCATCGTCGATTATGGACTGATCTTTTGAGGTGTCAGTAAGGGTTTCTGTGTTAAATTCTCGTATATTGCTGTTTCCTAGCGTCAGAGCTTTGCCTTCTTCGGGAAGAAAGTCGAGTTCTGAGATCTCAAATTCAATGTCCTGGAGCTTTAACTTTTTAATTTTATTGTCTTTGCACCATTCTATGAGCTTTTTGAGTTGATCTAGGTTTGTTATCATTTGCATATCCTTGTAATTTTGTTAGTTATAGGATTTCGTCCATCATGGATTCTAGTTCTATTATATCATCTTCGTCTAGGTCCAGCAACTCGTGCTTGTTTTTAGCGTTTTCCATTTTCTCAGCTTCTATGGCTTCTAGTTCTTCCATGTAGGCGTTGGTTCCTATTTTGTGTTTGGCGGGGGTAGGCTTGTAGAGATAGTGTCTAGCTTCTCGGTATCCGTAAAGGACTGCATCAGCGATGTCAGAGTGGTAGATGCTGGATATGACTCTTTTGTCGGGGGAGGACTTATCTCGGTCCCATTGAATGAGTCGGCAGTCTTCAGCGAATGCAGAATCCTTTTTAGCTTTGACGACGCCTTTGCGGAGGTCGGCGTTCATTAGTTCGATAAATTCTATTTTTCGCTGCTTTTCGGCGGCTTCTAAGGTGATGCCGTATCGTTGCATGATTTCTTCTTGTATTTTCTTTCCGAGACCGCCTGAGTCGATTACTTTTTTAACGCAGTTGTATTTTATGTCAAGTTCGATGATCATGTCTGCTAGTTGTGAGATTGTTTTCTTAGCCATTAGGTATTCTTCGACTAGGTATACTTGATTGTGCTTTGCTGAGTATCCTAGGATGGCTATGGCGTCAGCGTCGTCGTATCCAACGTCTACTCCCATGATGTAGGTGTAGTCGCCTTCTGGGATTTCCTCGTAGTGGTTGACGCCTTCATTATACTTGAAGACTAGAGAGTCTTGATCTTCTATCCATTCTCCAAAAGTTTCTCGTCGGTATGAAGGATCTGATTCATCAATGCCTCGGAGTTCTCGTTCTTCCGCTAGAGTTTCTTCTAGGTCAAGACCTTCGGCGGGGTTGTGCATGTATGGATTATCGAATGCAGTCCAGTGGTGGTTTTTCCATGTGGTAGATTGGGAGCAATCGTAGTAATATCCGGTCGGAATAGGACCAGGCGTTCCGGTTAGGTATAGTTCACCTCGTAAGTCTCGCAGAGCGGGTGCGATGATGTCGTCTACTAGATCTTTTATGTAGCTTCTGAAGGACTGGGCTTCGTCGATATAGCACTTTCTTAGCTTCCAGCCTCGGTACTTTTCTATTTCTGATTTATCCTTGGCTCCTTCGATGTGTAGCTTTGAGCCGTTGGGGAATGTGAGAGTTAGTTCTACTTCGTTTGCTTTGCATTCTATTTCGTAGTCTTCTACAATCCTTTGAAGGTCGCCCCAAATGATGTTTTTTGCATTTCGTTTTGATAGTGTTATGTAGAGACATCGGACGTTTGGTTCGGTTCTACAGGTGTCGATCATGTCTGCTGCGATTCCTACTGTTTTTCCCGCACGACGACTGGCAACGACGCAGCGGAATCTAGGTCCTTCGCCTTTGAAGAACTCGGTTTGTTTATCGAAACAATGTTCTTGGAAGACGAAAACAGGACGAGTAGCTTCTTCAAGTACTTTTTCCTGTCTCCGTCTTAGTTCGTCAAGTATTGCTTGTTTGGATATGGGCTTTTTAACCATTAAAGTCTTTTAGCTCCGATCGGATCACGCTTTACCTTTTTAGGTGGAGCTAGTACTTTGGTTCGTTCCGCTTCGTCAGCTAGTTCTTGTTTTTTCTTTTCTTCTTTCTTGTGGTGATCTGTTTTTAAGTAGATCCCTGAGATGTTTGGAAAAGGAACTAGAATGGCGTCACGCTCGTTTTCAATTAGTACGCCGATGTTTTCTACTATTGATAGTTGAACTCCTCGTCTGGATGGAGTAGTGTCAATGGTAAAAAAGGTGTCTGATTTACCGTCAAATTTTACAGCTTGGTAGAGTCTTACGTTTCTAATGTTTTCTATCTTCATGGTTTCTCCTATTTTTTCTTTTCTTTTACTGGGATTTCAAATTCTATAAGGGGGCATCCTGAGTGGGCTATTTTAAATTGTCCGAAAAAGGACTCCTCTATTGTTATGTCTTGTTTCTTTTCTAGTTCTCGACTACAGTTTATAGTGATTACTCTGTCAGCTACGTTTTGTTTTATTGATTCTGCTCCGAAAGTCCACCACTCGTTTATGATTTTTTGTTTGTAGTCTTTTAGGCTTAGTCCTATTCGGTTGGCTGTTATAGACTCCAGGTAGTTTATTAGAGCTGAGAGAACTTTTAAAGTGCTTTCTACTTCTCCTTGCGCGAATTGACCTCTGAAGGTCGCTGAAGCTCGGTGAGCCATGAGCATTGAATCTTCTAGTATAAGTCTTTCTTCTGGATGATGTTGTAATATTGCATGAGCCATAGAGGCGCAGAATAAGCAGATAACTTTTAGGTTTGGAACGGTCTTCATGTACTTGATGAGTTTCATGCCTTGAAGTACGCTTCCCCCTGGACTGTTGACTACTAAGTATATTGGATACTTTGCAACACCTCTAAGGTTTCTAAGGCTTTCAATGTCTTGGTAGGCTTTTGCTACTGAGGATTCGTTTATAGATCCTCGGAGGTTTACCGTGTTTGCAGTATTTAAGTTTAGTGCTCTAGCTTGGAACGAGATTAGTAGGGTTGCTAGTAGCGTCATGATCTTATTCATCTGTTGATTCCTTTTCTTCCATTAGTTGTTTTAGAGCTTGTTTTAGTTCTGTTTGTTGAATAGACATGACGATGAGAGCATCTATTAGTTGGTTTTTGCTCATCATTTTTAGTCTAGGCTTTTGAAGCCTTTTGATGTAGTTGAAAACGTCGCCGTCTATCTGATGTGCAGGACGGGACTCTTTTAATTCTTCTACTAGTTCTTCTGAGTTTTGTTCAGTTACTTCTGATAGTTCACTTAATTCTTCTTTATTGCTCATAGCCTTCTCCTAGTTTTCTAACTTGCGTTAAAGTTTCTGTTCTTATTGATCTTAGCTCCATTTTCAAGGTGGACGCTCTTACATATTTTACTCCGTTTAAGGTTACTGTGTTTCTATCGGTCGCGGTTTCTATGGCTGTGAAGACTGATGATAGGATGTTTATCACAGCTTTTTTTACTCGCGAGAATATTATGACTCTGTCTGCTCTATTCATCTAGCTCAATCTCCTTCAGGCTGTTGTAGAGCTTTTTTGATATTTTTAGCAGATCTTCTCCGTGGTGCGCTATTATTTCTGCTGCTATTTCTTCCGCGTCTTCGGCTTGGAGTTCGGTGGCGCTGTCTATACAACAACTACTGAAGTATACGTGAAGCAGTTCGTGCTTTACTAAGGCTAGTGATAGGCGTGATTCTTTAAAGTGAACTAGTTTATCATCTTTGTCTGTGATGCCTTGAGAGTCGGCGCCGTGTTTTCTTACATACTCTTTGTCGCCTAGTACTGCGAAGGACCATTCGATGTCTTTAATTTTAATCTTTATCGGCTTCACTGTCTTCTCCGTTTTTAAGTCCTAGGTAGGCTGCTAAGTCATAGGCTAGGTACGGGTGGTATATCATATTGTACCTTGGCGCGACTGTTTGTGCAACTCTCGTTTGGTGCGTATATAGGATGGCTGAGTCGTCGGGCTGTTCCAGGCAGTTTAGTAGTGCTTTGGCTATTCCTAGTTTCCTGAAAGGTTGTTTGACGTAGGCATAGTGCAGTACTAGGATTCCATCAACATAGCCGGCGCAAAGGAACCCGTAGATTTGAGAAGGATCTTCTGGGTTGCAAGCTATGATGACTCCGTGGTGCTGTAAGACTCGTTCGATCACTTTATGGTGTTCGGAGAAATATATTGTATTTTCTAGTGGTCTGGCAAAGTTACTGTTTCGGTAGGACTTTAGCCATGAGTTAAATATGAAGGGAACATCTTTAGTCTCCGCTTCGCGGATATTGTATGGGGCTTGTTTCATTATTTTACTTCCTCGCTTCTTTGCGCTTTAAGGTCCTTTGCCATGCTGTTGAGGGCATCTATTTGATTGTAAAGTTCTTTCATACGGTTTTCGTATTGTCGGATATTGTACTGGCAGTCTCCGAGCTGCGAACACAGATACTCGTAGTGTTTGCTGATTTCTTCTAGGGTTGGTTTATTACTCATTTGCTTTTCCTTTTAAAATGTGGCTTCGCGCATTATATTGAATCATGATTTATTTTTATTTTCCGATACTGAGTCCTGGACAAGCTTTAGAAGTTCTTCGTCAGTCATCTCGCCGAGTAGGGAGGGTTTGGCGGCTTCTCTAGCTTCCTTGGACATTTTGGTTAAGGCTTCTATGTATGAGGTTACTACACGGGCTTCTTTGAGATCTAGGGTGATACCTTTGGAAGTCTTTCTGCGGTAGCGGGCTAGTTCGGAGCCGATGATGGACAAGCCGTCTGAGACTAGGCGTTCTAGGCTTGGCATTTCTTGGACTTCGTATTCTTCGGTTTTGGATACGACTCGACCTTCGATTTTCTTCCGACGCGGCTGGCGCTTGGAGTCGTCTTTTTTTGTGGAACCTGGCATGATGCCCCTTTTACGTGATTTCAAGTACTTACGTGAATTGTGTATTTTGCTCAAAAATAATTACTGTTGTTTATTATAGCTTGTTAGGACTTAGGGTACAACATTGTAGCCGTTTGTAGTGATTTCAAGTACTTAGCCATTTGCGGTCATCTGAGTCTAAAAATTTTCTTTGGGGTCATGATTGATACTGCCGGAGGCGCGTTTTTTGGGGTCTAGCAGCCTTGCTAGGATTCTTTGAGGGGGGTAGCCTAGGGTAGATTCTTGCAGGGCTTAGAAAGGCTTTTACGGGCTTTTGAGGATTTTTTGGTTTTTTTGGGAA